GCTGGTATGACTGACGCGACCATGAACAAAACCGCTCGATACAACGGCATGACTGTGCTGGCGGATCCTCACGTACCTGAACTGGTGGAATCGCATCGACAGGAACGTAAGTGGGCTCACCGCGTCATGTGGCAGCGTGGCCAGCGGTTCAAGGTAACGACCTGCCGCATGTTTTTGAGGATGGGTAGCGCTCTAATCGCCCACCCCAACACCGTGGAAATGTTGAATCAACAGCTGGCTAAACGAGAGGCTTCGATATGAAAACGCTGAGCATTCGCCAGCCTTGGGCGTGGTTGATCATCCATGGCGGCAAAGACATTGAAAATCGGTCATGGCTCACGAAGTTTCGCGGGCGCTTCCTGGTGCATGCGTCAAAGGGCATGACAAAGCAGGAATATACCGATGCAGTCGAATACGCCCAGCGTTTGGGTGTGACCGTTCCACCGGCTGCTGAGCTTCTGCGTGGGGGCATTATTGGATCGGTTGAAGCAATCGGCAGCGACATCAGCCACCCATCGCCCTGGTACATGCCAGGGAACAAGGCCATCGTTTTGAGGGATCCGCGTCCGCTCCCATTCATCAGCGTAAATGGGCGCCTGGGATTTTTTGACGTCCCCTGCGCCATCCCTGAAACTCACAAGGAGAGCCTACCGAAATGAAAGCCCCGATTTACTGCCGCACCAGCGGCCAACGCGTTGGCGGTTGCAGCTGCTACCGCTGTCGTCCGAACGATGAAAAAGGCAAGCCGGTTGGGGATGCCTGGCTAGCGAAGTCTGCCAGGTAGCCCCAACTGGCCGCTGCCGCAGGCAAATGGCACAGCAGCAACGGAAGAAGGGCGCCGTAGATCATGAGAAAGCACGACATCTGGCCCCCCGTAAATCAAGGGCTCCAGCGGTGGGGGTAGGTCACATAGATGACCTGACCATAGGGCACAGCTGATGCACTGGGATAGGTCACAGCTGGTGAGCTAGGGGTAGGTCATAACTGGTGAGCTACCCCTAGTGCATTCGTGCATTGATATCGATCAAATTTGAGAGATATCGAACAAGAATGAGCTACCCCCAGCTCACTAGTTGAGCTACCTATCCAGCTCACCGCATGAGCTAACCCTAGCTCAACCCTGCACGTTATCCTGCCAACCTTGATCGATAGCGAACAAGTTTGTAAGGTATCGCTTAGGAACTGAGGTGATACTGCATGGCCGATGACATACGCAAGCTCAAACAACCACCCCCGCGAGGTACATGGGTTCAGACCGAAAGAGCCGGGCACGAAGCCTGGGCTCAATTGATCGCCGATGCGCCCCGGGCGGCAGCTCTGTTGCACATCATGGTAGCGAATATGGACGAAACTGGCGGGCTTGTCGCCAGTCATGCCACGCTTTCAAAATTGACCAATGTGTCGGTGGCCACCACCAAGCGCGCGCTTGCCGTGCTGACGGAAAACCAGTGGATTCAAGCGATTCGAATTGGTGGGGATCGAGGCGGTTGCCTCGCGTACATCGTCAATAGCCGTATTGCTTGGGCGTCCAGTCGCGAAAACCTCAAGCTGGCGTCTTTCAGTGCGCGGGTAATCGTGTCGTCTGAAGATCAACAGGATCTCGGTACCGGCCCGCTTCGACAGGCGCCGAAGCTCGCACCGGGGGATATGCAGCTGCCGGCAGGTCCAGGAATGGATCCTCCGGCACAACAGCTGCTGGAAGGGTTTGAGCCCGACTTGCCTTCGCTCCCGCACAGGTCCAGCGAGTCTTAAGCGCCCCATCAAACGGTGATGAGGTCAAACCATTCATCCATCGCCAAATCAACCGCTGACATCGCCAGCTGGCGTTGCTGAAAATGCACCAGCGCCAGCACCGCCACTTCCCCATTGGATAGATCCGCGTGGAGTCGATACTTCTGCCCGCGATCGTCCACACCGTCTGTTTCAATCCGCGGTGAAAATCGGGCGGCCTCATCCCCTAGTTTGACTGTCTCGTTGCCTTCCGCGACCTGGTAATCCCGTATCGCCTGCGCCCAATGATCCTCAGTGAAAAGGCAGTCATAGGCATCGGTGCGCGTGTTGGTGACGAAGGCGTACCCCTCATCAGCGACTTCCCGAAAATCTCGAGTCTTTTTAGCGATCGCGAGCACCCCTGTGGCTGGGTCCAGGAGGGCCAGCAATGTCACGCTGTCGCCACTGTATCCACTGACTGAAGCCATGATTTTCATGTACACCTCAAAATAAACAATAAAACGCTAATGTTTTGCTTGTGCAATAAACATAAAAATTATAACTTTATTTCGCCGAAGGTTGCGGCCTAAACGAAAGGGAAAAAGTTATGCGCAAGATTACCGAGCGATTGCCTAAGCCGTTCCTGATGGGTTTGCTGACGGCTGGATTGGTGTATGCGGTGGGTTGGGTCGGGGAAACCGATTACCAGCAAGCTGTGGCCAGTCAGAAGATGTATTGCGAAATGTCGGCGCGCGGCGCCTGGCCTCCGCGCCCTGAGCTGAACTGCCCAAAAGCCGAGACGCAGCAAGGCATTCGCCTCGTAGGCTTGTGATAAGCGCTTCCTCAAAAAGCCCCGATTCCGGGGCTTTTTCGTTCATTTGGCCAACAAAAAACTATCCCCGGACAATTTTTAACGAAAAACAGGGCTGTGATGGGTAAATGGTGCGCTGGCTGAGAATTGATTTATCATAATGTCACCATATCTACATTATGCGGGACTCAACATGGCAAAACCTGAGAGAGAACAGGCGCTTAAAGGCGGTAAAAAGCGAATGGGCAGGCCTGTCTCCAATGTTGAGGCAAAAGAGCGCATGACCTTCTGGATGCTGTCGGCGTTGGTATTCAAGCTGCGTGCGCTGGCTTTTGAAAACAAAGTCCCTTACTCCACGGCGTTTAACGACTTGGTGCGTAACGCCCCGGATCCGGTTATTGAGATCGGCGAGGATCAATTGCCCAAGACGGTGGCGGCGAAGTACTCAAGCGCTGATGAGCGTGGCTTTGATAAAGAGCGCATCACCTGCTGGATGGAGCCGGCCATGGCCAACAAACTCCGCACCATGGCGTTTGCCGCTGGGCATGTTCCTAACTCAAAGATTGCCAGCGACCTGGTGAGAGCAGCCCCCACGCCGAAGATGAGCGGCGGCTGATCGCTGTAATAACCCCAAGGGCGCCGATCGGCGCCTTTTTTGTGTCCGCGAAAGCGTGAAAACCACTGCCGGGCCGTCGATTTTTGCCGCGGTATCGTGAGGCTTTCCAGCGGAGCCCCGTTAAATGACTGATCACTTTGCAAAGTTGACCAGCGCCGCGCATAGCGGTGCGTTCGGCCTTGGGTCCAAACGCACGCCTACTGTCGAGCAGCTGCGCGCGGGCAACTACCCAAAAGGCAGCCTGCGCCTTCACGGCCTACCCATCACCATCGAAACCCCGATGTTCACGCCCCGCACGGGCAAGGCAGACGGTGAGCCCTGGTCAATCGTCTGCATGGCGAACTATGGCTATATCAACGGCTACAAGGGCGCCGACGGTGATGCCTTTGACGTGTACGTGGGACCGATCCCCGAAAGCTCGCTGGTGGTCGTGGTTAATCAGCTGAAGAAAGATCGTTCCTTTGATGAGCACAAGGCCGTGCTGGGCTTCCACGACGTCGACAGCGCCGTTACGGCTTACCGCAATAGCTATGAACGCGGCTGGCAAGGCATGGGTAGCTACGTCGTGTGCACCATCAAGCAATTCAAGGCCTGGCTCAAGTCAGGCGACCTAACCCGGCCCCTTGTGGCCACTGACTTGATCCAGGATGAGGTAACTCCTATGACCGGTGCCATGGTGGCCTGGGGCGAAGATAATCTGCCCGTGGGCATGACCATGGGCGAGGTGATGTATGGCCTGCGCCGTGGTGACTCTGAGAAACTGCTGCTCGACAGCGCGACGATGGCGGACATCGCCGAGTACTTGAGCGACGGCGTTATGCTCGATGCGATGGTTATCGAATACGCCCAGTTCGATCGCAAAGCAAAACAGCTGTTGCGCGTGATGCAGGCCGCCGCCGGCACGGTCAAGGCTGACAGCGTGGAAGTGAGCCAGCCATTCAAGAACCGCGGCACCACTCAGGTGGCCATGCTCTTCAGCATGAGCGACGGCCAGACCATTTCTGTGTTCTTCCATAACCCGGACAGCACGCCTAACAAGCTGACCGCGAAAGATGAAATGGTCAGTTGGAAGTGGGTGCAGAACAAGAAAGACGTCACGCTGGTGGTGGCGCCCGAGCACGGCCAAGACATCAATCCGCGCCAGGTAGCACGCCGCATCATGGCGCTCGTGGAGAAGAACAGCGCGAAGTTCATCAAAGCCAACGGTGCCAACGCGGAGAAAACCGCGAAGATCGAGGAACTGAAGACGCTGGCGCAAAGCAAAATCACCGAGCTGCAAGGCCTGGATGAGCAAATTGCCAACCTGCAAGCCAAAGTTGCCCAGCTGCCGGCGCCGGCGGCAGTTCCAGAAGCTGAAGCGGGTGCGATCGTGGCCAAGCCGTCCGAGTACGCCGAAAAGTTCTTGGCGCAAGCTGATGGGGTTATCGAGAAGATCGCAGCCATGGGCGGCACTCCAATGACGCGCGAAGAGTTCATGGCCAAGGTCGCCGCCGGCGAGCTGCGCGGCTTCAGCATGGAACAACTGAATGAAAAGCTGGCCGACTACCGGGCGGACCTGGAAGCCGTACAGACCGGCAAAAAGACATCGCGCGCGATCGGCGGCAAGGGCGCCACCAAGAAAGGCGTCATCGCCTCGTTGGGCGATGCAATCGCTGAAAATATGGCCGCGATCGACAGCGGCGGCATTCTCGCCACCATCAACGCCAGCAACTACCTTTCTGAAGTATCTGAACAGCTGCGCAACTTGGAAGCACAGCAGACCGCTGGCCAGGATAATCAAGACCACGGCAACGGCGCCGACGACGCCGAAGCGCAGAAAATCGCGCGCCTGTTGGAAATGCTGGCCGCCGCCCGTTCCAAGCTTGCCGCAATGGCTCCCGGGGAAGCGTTCTACGGCAATCTGGTCAAAGACATCGCCGACATGGCCAAGCAGCTGTGGGATGCCGGCTATCGTGGTCCAGAGGCGTCGGCGATGAGTGTTGCCGAAGTTCCGGCCATCGAGCCAGACGCTCAACCGGACATGCTGGGCGATGACCCGAGCCTGCGCGACAGCCGCACCGACCTGGAGAAGCTGACGGCGGCCCTGATCGCAGGCAATGCAATGGGCGCTCTCGGGGTTCTGGACACCATCGACGACGTGGACGCTTTGCGTGAACTGGTGCTGAAAGCCGGCTTCAGCCTGGGCGCCAGTGGCACCAAGGACGAAATTCTGGCCGGTGTTGGCCGTGACCTGGTGCGCGCAGCGAAAGCGAAGGTAGACGGTTTCGGTCTGCGCGAATTGAACAAGTCCCCTGAAACTACTCAGGAGCCCGTCAGCGCCGCGCCAGCCGGAGAGCCTGGTGCTGATGACGATACGGGCGAGATCGCGCCAGAAGGCCGTGAGAACACCGTGAAGACAGCCAACGGCACGAAGGTTGTGACCGGGTTCAAGGTGATCGAGGCGAAGAACCTGGTCATCAGTCACGAATCCGACGGCACAGCGAACCCGGACTACCCGAGCGAGCTGCAACCGCGCGATCGAGCACGGGCGACTTCGCAGGCGTGGGTGCAGAAGACTGCCCGCAATCTTGATCCTGACAGCCTTGGGCGCACCAACCGTGCCGACAGTGGCGCACCTATCGTTGGTGCCGATCGCGTGGTTGAGTCCGGCAACGGTCGGGCGATGGCCATCCGTGAGGCATACCGCATTGGCAAGGCGGATGAATACCGAGAGTGGCTGCTTGAGCATGCGGAGTACTTCAAAGTCAGCGCCACCAAGATCCAGAACATGAAGGCGCCTGTGCTGGTGCGTGTGCGTGTCAGCGCCGTGGACCGGGCTGAGTTCGCAGTCGAGGCCAACCAAGACGACAAGCTGGCCATGACCGCAACCGAGAAGGCTCGCAGCGATGCCAAGCGCCTGGACAGCGCCATGATGGCCAAGCTTGCCGACGGCGACCTCACCAGCGCCGCAAACCGGGACTTTATCAGTGCGTTCCTGCAAAGCCTGGGCGATACAGAAGCCGCGCAGTACATCACCAGCGACGGGCGCCCGACGGCCAGTCTGATCAGCCGGGTACAGGCCGCGCTCTTCGCTGGTGCCTACTCCGACGACCGCCTGCTGGAGCTGACTGCCGATTCCAGCAAGCCGGAGATCGCCAACATCGTCAGCGCGCTGAACATGGCGGCCCCTGACTTCATGCGAGCCAAGGAACTGGACATGGCTGGCGCTGAAGACGCTGGTGAGAAGGTCACCGACTCCCTGGAGCTGTCGCTGGATCAGGAAGCGGTGAGTGCGATCATCAATGCGACCAATGTTCTGCGCCAGGCGAAGGAAAGCGGCCTGGGGATCGATGAGTATCTGCGCCAAGGCGATATGTTTGGCGATATCGATCCATCCGTGGCGGCAATGGCCGTGTTTATCAGCAAAAACAACCGCAGCGCCAAGCGGTTGGGGACCGCGTTCAAGGCCATGGCTCAGTTCGTCGAGTCCGAAGCCAAGCGTAAGCAGACCGCGGGCCTGTTCGGCGATGAGCCGGCCAGCTTTGCCGATATCGTCAGGGCGGCCAACGCCGAACTTGAAAAGGAGTTCGGCGAGGGAGTGTTTGCGATCGAGCAGGACGATCTGTTTAGCCAGCCGCCGGCGGCAACCCCGCCAGAACAAACCCCACCCGACGACAAGGACAGCGCCTTGCAGACAGCCAAAGCTTACCTGGACAGCATCATTGACGGCACCGCCGACCTGAGTGACCCGGACAGCGCCCTGAAGGAACTGGAGCGCATCTACGCCGCTTTCGGTGAGGGTGAGTTGAGCGGCCTGTTTGCTGACGCTGCCGAGGCCTACAGCCAGCACGCATTGAAAGCCACTGCCGAGGTTGCCTAACCATGAATCAGAAGATCATGAAACGGATGATGTTGGGGGCGTTGCTCGCCATGGTGCTGCAATGCCAGGTGGCTATGGCGGCGTGCAATCCAGCAGCGCCACAACACGGCGAACAGGCAGCCAGCCAGTGCTTGCCGGCCTAGCGCTAGAAATAAGTACTAAAAGATATCAGTAGATATCCTTTGGTATACCTCAAGAACGCCCGCCCTGTGCGGGCGTTTCTTCGCCCGGTGATCCATACCGAAATGTCAGCTCAATTATGATTTTGTGATAAGACATAAAAAGTAATTGACGGGCCAGAAACTAGCCCATAAAGTGAGCCCAACGAAATCACTCAAAGGGCGAACGCAATGGCAACTTCAGCAGCATTAATCGAAAAAAACCCTTGCGACATTGAGCTACCAAGTAGTGGTGACCAGCGTCACGACCAGATTTTGCGGGTGATGTACGCCGCTATTACTCCAGAAGGCAGCGACTGGCGCGCGGTGGTTGAAACGGTTAAGGCGCTTGGGATTCTCAAAAAGGGTATGGAAGCGCGAAACCTGCTCCAGTGGCTGATGAACAACGGCTTTGTGGGGCGACCACCTTTCGACCCGCATGCCCCTGAGCTCTATAAGCGCCTGCCGCGCTGACTCTCAGAGCCGTCACAAGCCCCTTCACTGGGGCTTTTCCAGTAGAAACGCGGCGGTTATCGCGTCCAGAACAAGACGGAATCAGTGAATGAGCAAGCCAGCAGTTTTGCCACCGATAGTGAGTTACGCGCCAGAGCATGCAGCCGTCGGCGTCGATGATCGTGAGCTGTCAGAAATCGTCGCGTGCTTCAACGAAGCGCAACGCCAGATGAATTCGCAGGAAGAGCGTGTACATCACCTGTTCGATGCACCGCTGACTGGCGAAGTTGTGCGTTTGAATGACAAGGCAACCGTTTACCAGAAAGACCATGGCTGGATGACACCGGATGAAGCCCGGCAGCGCGTTGAGGCTTGGAGCGATCATTGTGCAGCGCAAGGGCTGACCGGTACCAACGCCGATAAGGTCGTACTGTCGCTGTTCGATAAGTCGGGCGCGTGGTCGCGTCCGTGGGAGGAAGCGGGCTATCAGGTTTACCGGTTCGACATTCAAGAGAATCCGGAAACCGGCGACGTGAACAAGTTCAGCGTGGACTTCTTCGGCGATTGGTTCGGTGACTTCGACGGGCTGGATATCTATGCGATTCTGGCCGCCTGCCCCTGCACAGACTTCGCCGTCTCAGGTGCCCGGCACTTCGCGGCCAAGGACGCAGACGGTCGCACCGTGGCATCTGTTGAGCTGGTTCACCAGACCCTGCGAGTCATTGAGTACTTCCGGCCAGTGCTTTGGGCGATCGAGAATCCCGTGGGCCGTATCGAACGCTTAGGCGGCCTACCACCATGGCGCCTTTCGTTTGATCCGTTCCATGTTGGGGATACCTACACCAAGAAGACGCTTATATGGGGGCGCTTCAATGCAGACCTGCCAGTTGCGCCTGTTGACCCGGTGGAAGGCTCCAAAATGCACCGTATGTACGGCGGTAGCAGCCTGGCGACAAAGAATGCGCGCAGCGTGACGCCAGAGGGGTTTGCCTATGCGTTTTTCATGGCGAACAACGCAGTTGATCACCCGGAAATGGCAATTTCTGGTAAGTACGATCGCCTGTGCAGCCGCTTGATCGGTGAGGCCGTAAAGTGTGGCCTGACTGCGGATGAGGTCGATAACCTTGTAGAAGACGCCTATTACATGGACTTGAACGACGAGGCCGCCGAGCAGCTGCTGCGCGATGAGCTAACCGCCCGGGGTGCTGCGCTGAATAGCTATGCCGACACCGGTGGCCAGTTCGCGATGTGGCTGTAACCAGCAGTTTCTTTACAAGCCCCTTTACTGGGGCTTCGCCAGTACCAACACAAGGAGATTCACCCATGCCACCGCGCAAACAAATGTCATTGAAGCAAATGGAAACTCAGGCCAAGGCCCAGTGCTTCGACTGGAACGAAAAGCACCCGGACGGCACGACCGTGAGCTACGAGTCGATATTGGGCCGTGGCGAAACTCATCGCTGTAAGACCAACGGCAAGGCGTTCGTATCGAGCTGTGAAGCCGTGATTTTCATTGAGGGCGTATCGGGATACGTCTCCCTAGAGCACTGCACCGTCGTTGAGGAAGCCACTGCATAGTGAGCGCTAGAGCAACATCACAAAGCCCGCCTCCGCGGGCTGAGTGCGTATCTGACGACAGACCAAGGCCGACCATGGCAACCAAGATCAAAATCAGCGCGCCGGATGCGGCGCAGCACAATACCGATGCGGCCTACGTCGCTGAGGTGATCAAGCGCACGGGCTTAAGTCAGCGCGCTTGCGCTGCACGGGTTGGCGTGTCCCATGCCACGCTCAAGAACTGGATAGCCGGCACGCATGAATGGTCGTACCCGGCGCAATACGCAATTGAGTGCCTGGCAGCCTTTGCCGAAAACGACTGACCTCCCCCTACCGCAACAAGGCCCGCACCCGCGGGCCTTTTTTGTGCAGCTATCAAACAGGTACGAATCAGTATCTTGTGATATCCATAAAGTATCAATAGATATCCATTGATACCAAAGGGATTCCAGTCGCTGGATCAGGTGGAACGTCGCCAATTGATACCAAGAGGAATCAATTGGTACTAAAAGATAAACAATAATATTTATGGATATCTATAGATATCCATTGATACCGATTTGGTAGGGATATACGATCGTACCTTGTCGTATCAAGAGATAACTTTCTCTATATTTTTCTACTTTGAGGTATCGGATATGCCTACAACGGTTGCAGTAAGTCCTAAAGGCGGTGCAGGGAAAACCACGTCGATGTTGAACATCGGGCTGCAACTGGCGAAGAAGGGAGCCAAGGTTGCGCTTTTGGATGCGGACCCGAACAACCCCCTGAAGGACTTCGCTTCTGGCGGTCACTGCCCGGAAAACCTGCTGATCATTCCAGACGTAAACGAAGACAATATCGCCGACAAGATCCGCGAAGCTGCTGAGGCGGTGCCGTTCGTACTGGTAGACCTGGAAGGCACCGCGGCAAAGATTGTGGTTAACGCGCTTCAGCAGGCTGATTACGTGATTATTCCTATGCGTGGTTCGCACCTGGACGCCAAAGAGGCGGGTAAGGCGATCAAGCTGGTTACGGATCAGGAGCTGGCCGTTCGCCGGCATGTTCCGAACTACCGACTGCCGTATTCGATCCTCTTTACCTGCACTTCCGCCGCGTATGAGACGCGCAATACGGCAGGGCTGCGCGAGGACCTGCAAAAGCTTGAAATTCCAATGTTTGAAACCGAAATGAAGGACCGCGATGCCTTCAAGTCGATGTTCAAGTATCAGCGCCCACTGGAACTGCTGGATACCTCGCTCGTGCCGGGCGTTGCGACGGCAATCGTAAACGCTGAGGCTGTCACTGCTGAGCTGCTAACGAACCTCAAGACTATTCAGGAGGCCGCATCGTGAGTACCGATCAAGTAAAAGAACCAACCGAAGCCGCAAACGCCTTTGCAATCCTTGGGGACTTCAAGGCGAAGGCTCCAGTACCTGCTACAACCGCTACAGTTACCAAAGAGATAGAAAAAGATATCCAACAGGTAGCTGAAGATAACGGCTTTCATTCGCGTGAGGCCAAACCGGTGAAGGTAGCGAAAGCGCGCCGCTTCAACGCCGCAGAGCCGAAAAAGCAGCTGAATATCAAGATTCCGGTGCCCATGCACGAACGGTACTACCGTATGGCAGAAGAGCGCGGCATAAACGTACTGCACGAGCTGCTTGGTGATGCGCTTGACGCATTGGAAGAGCTGGAAGCGCTGAAGGCGGAAAAAGAAAAAAGGGAGTAAGCCGTGGACCTTTTCGAAGATGATAAACGCCTGTTTCTCAGGCCTGTGCTGGCCTTCGGTGAATGCCTAATGAGCGCGCTTGCTGATGGTCCATGCGGCTGTATTCGTTGCAAGGATAGCGATGGTAGCCAATCAGGCTACGCGCACTTGCACACGGTTGAGATTGCTGGCCAAGTGCTTAACCGTCGGTTTGCCATTTCGACTTATTCCGATGTCCGTGGGGCGCTGGCCAAGGCCTGGGAGTCGTTCTACAAAACCGTTCTGCCTGAAGGTGGGCGGGCTGATATGAATTCGATTGCCACGTTTGTGCAGGGAGCTGCATTGCGGCGCCTTGAGGTCGTTTTGTATGCGGCTGGCGTGGTCGCGGATGTTGATGGCGTGCCTTATTTCGTTGGCGGGGAAGTCTGATCATGAAAATGCACTTCTACAGCGCGGACGCAGAAAAAGGCATGCCTGAGAGCGTACGGGCCGAATTTTCCGCGCTGGGCATGCGTGGAACAGCCTGTGGTTACATGCGTCAGGCAACCAGCGATCAGAACCAAGTTACTTGCGCGTATTGCCGCAAAAAGATGGCTGCCAGAACCGTATAACCGCGCAAATACCCGTCCGGGCGCCCTCTGCTGGCGCCCCAAAATACGGGCCTGCTAATGATCAGGCCTGTACATCATGCAAATTTCCCCCATCGAGAAAGCCCGCCTAAGTTCGCGGCTGCTGGCGCTGCGCCAGATGCTGATCGGCGGTGCACTCAAGGCGCTTGAGAAGGCCCGCGCCAGCGCTGAGGCGTTGGATATCCGCCGCAAGTTGACCGGCAAAGCAGCACCAGCCCCGCAAGTAGATCCCGAGACTGCCGCAGAACAGGCCGCAGACGACGGCCTTAGCGACGATCCCAACAGCCCAAACTATCGCTATGCGGACGTCGGTTACATCCCCGGTAGCCGTAAGGAAGAGGCCGCGGGCGTGATCCGCAAGGCCCGCGCCGAAGGCCGCATGCTGCGCGCCTCCGATATCGACTTTGCCGCGATCGAAGAAACACCACGCGAAGCGCGTGCGCTCGTGGTCAAGTCCAACCTGTTCGGCGTGGTTGACTGGGACGCGTTGAAACAGGGCGGAACCGAGCCCGCTACCGCGTTCCTGATGGATCGTGTGTATGCGTCGATCGCCAAGGAGCCAAGTGAAGACAGCGCCGTGGCGCGCCAAGCCTACGTGCTGGGGCTGGAGACGTTGCGCACGCGCCTGGAGCTGTGCCAGACGCCAAAGGAGCTGGTCGCAACGCTGGATGAGATCCGCGACGAACTGCTGGGCTCGCAGCTGGATGAGGATGAGTCTGATCGGTACCAGGAAATCACCGATCGGGCTCAAGGCGTTACCGATCAGGTGCGCGAGATCGAGAAGGGCCAGGATCAGGCGCAAAACGCCATGTATGAGGCGAGCCACCTCAACAACAAGGCTCAACGCGACCTCGACAACCGCCTGGCCCGTGGCTGGAAGATCGAGGTGCAACATGAGCAGGCCGTGCGGGATGCCGCCAAAGGCTACAGCGAAGCGCTGAAGGCATGGACCAACCTGCTGGATCAGAACAAGCCACTGCTGGCGCAGCTTAAGGCGGCGCGATCGGCTCTGTACCAGGAACGGGCTGAGATTTTGGGCGTGGCCAAGGCTCGCAACCTGAACTCGCCAATCAATCGCGCCTGGATGTCGATGGGCGATAAGTTCGTCAAGGCGCTGATGTTTCGCAGCCGGTCGGGCTCCGAGACGTTTGCCCGTCACGTTTCAAACGCATTGTCCGGCGACCCCAAGGACTGGGAATGGTCCGACAAGAAAGGCGGCGACGTTATCCAGGGTGCGCCGAAAGCCCCGACCAAAAAGCGCCAGACCTTCGCGCTCAAGGTCGTGGACAAGTTCGATCGCAAGGGTGGGCGCCCGGTGGCGGTCAACTCTACGCGCTCCCTACAGCAGCTGTGCGGCTTTCGGGCGGTGCAGTCTGGCAACTGGGTACTGGATGACCGCGACAGCTCCAAATGGCACGTAGAGCAGTCTGCCGGCGCCATGATGGATATGGCGGACGTCCTGGGGATCAGCGAGGACAACCTTGGGTTCGGTGGGCGCCTGGGGCTGGCGTTCGGCGCCCGCGGCAAAGGTGGCAAGGGTGCAGCGACGGCGCAGTACGAACCGGTACTGCGCGCAATCAACATCACCAAGATGAACGGCGGCGGGGGCTTGGGTCACGAGCACCTGCACGCGATGGACAACATCCTGCCGGGCCTTCTGCGCGGCGAGGCTGGCGCCGCGGATGAATTCGCCACCGAAAACCCGGAGCTGGTGCCCGAGGGGCCGATTCGAAACGCCTTCATTGGGCTCAAGCGAGCGCTAACCGAAGGTGATCACCGGCTGCCTGAAACCATCAAGTTCACCCCACGTACCTACGGCAATGCCCGTCTGAACCTGGACAACCCGCACAACGACATCGCTCGCCGCATCAAGGCTGCCGGCAACGCTGAAGCGGCTGTGATGGCAGTAGATGCCTACTTCGGCAATCGCGACAGCGCGCAGGTGCTCAAGAATAAAAAGAACTGGCGGACCCTTGCCGCGGCGTATTTCTCGCCCGAGGGCACAACTGAAGTGCGGCTGAACACCGGGCGGGGCGTATCCAAGTACCTGGCCGAAGCGGCGCTGCTGGACAGCTCCAAGGAAGGCAAATATTGGTCCTCAACGCCTGAAATGGCGGCCCGAGCGTTCCAGTCGTACCTGGAAGACAAGCTGACAGCCATGGATCGCCAAAACGATTACCTGAGCTGTCTGGCGGACAACAAACACCACTACTTCCCCGACGAAGGTATGCCCTTTAAGCCATACCCGGAGGGGGAAGAGCGCCAGCGCATCGGCGCCGCGTTTGATGAGCTTTTCAAGACGCTGCGTGACGGCAAGACCTTTGAAAAGGCCCTGGCCAATACCGCACTGCTGGATTCGATCTTTGGGGGCATGAATGACTGATTTGAACCAACCCGGCGTTATGTCGCCGATCGATCGTGCGCGCCTGAGCGCTGAGCTACTGAAACTGCGCGACAGTTTGGCCGGTACCGGGCTGTCGCCGATCGCGCGGGTACAGGCAAGTGCCCGAGCGCTGGCGATCCGTGGTCAGTTAGGCGCCCCGGCGCCGCTAAGCGAAGGCCAGGCCGCTTTTGAGAAGGCGCGCCAGTTCTATCAGGAAAACCTGAAGGGGCAGCTGATCCAGTCGGTGGTGGGGCCGGTGAGCGTCAACAGCACGGGTTGGAAGAAGTCCAAACAGGGTATGAAGGCCGACGTGCTCAAAGCCAAGCTGATCGAGCACGTTCGGGAAATTCTGGAAACCGGTACCGCTGGCCAGCGGCAGGAATCGCACAAGGAGCGCAATGACGCGTTTGTGGCGTTCTACTTCATTCAGAAACAGGTAAGAGTCGATGACCTGCTGGTGACCGCAGGTGTGACGGTGGCCGAGGATGGCAAAGGGAACCTGTTCTACAACATTTCCCATGCGGACCGGGAGAGCTGGAAAGCATACAAAAACGGCGCACCGGATTATGCAGGGGTAGGGCCCCGCTCCGGTGACGCCGCCAACGGGATGCTTGATGGTCTGCCTCAAGAGCAGGAACCAAGCGCCGTCGGTGACACTGTAGCAGACGACGATATCAATATCACCATTCTGGCCGTCGTCGCGGTCGACCCGAATGCCCCGGCGGCCAATGATCATGGGGCCGAAAAGCCAATGGTCACCGGCACGTTGCCGCAAAAGAATGGCGGTCTGCTGGTGATGGGCGATGCGGATGCCCTGGACGCCTATGCAAAGGCCTATCTCGATCAGGCCAAGTACACGAAGGCCCCGACGGGCTTGCTGCTAACCAAGGGTCAGGCGCGGATGGCGCAGTACCTGCCGAGCACGCAAGAAATCTTGCCGTCGGGCGCAGTGCTCTACAGCTATGCCCAAATCGGCGGCGTGTCTGTGGCGGTGGATGGTGTGCTGTCGGGGATTGCCCGCGACTTGGCAGACCTGAAAAGCCTGATGGCGCAGGAGTGGGGCCCCGACAAGTTTCAGGCTGTGTTTGGCGAGCAAGCCGCGGCGAAGGACGTGCAGGCCTACCAGGATGAGCAAGCCGCCATAGCGCAGCGCAAGCAGGGCAATATCGATGCCGCAGCGCAGGCCAAGATCGATCAGCAGCTGGCGCAAGATCAAGAGAAAGCCCGACTTGAAGCCGCGGCGGTAGAAACGGCGCGCAGCTTGGCCGAGCAGGAAGCGGAAAAACAGGCTGACTTCGAAAAAACGATCGGCGCCGGCAAAGCCGAAAACCCAATCTACCAGGCGTATCTCGACACCCTGGAAGAACTCCCGACCAACAGTAGTAATGCGGGGTTTCTTGGCTGGGCAGGGATCCGGGCGGGTGAGTTTGAAAAGCTGAACAATGGCCGGGTGTCGGCCAACAAGGAAGCGTATCTGGCATACGTGCGCACCTGGGCTGATGAGCATCTGTCGGAGCGCGTGAAGAAGCAACGCGCTGCTGAGCCGCTGACCGGAAACCAAGCCGATGAGTTTGCCGCCAATGCCGTAGGCTTCAAGACCTTCAGCGAATACGCCGCCAGGCGCACCGATAAGCTTCCCTTGGAAGCGTTCCAGGTGGCGCGAGCCAAATACAAAATCGTTGAGTACCTGGAGCAACACGGGCGCGCCGATCGCAACACACTGGGCAGCCTGTCATTGCAGGGTGCCAACAAAGAAGGCCCGAGCGCATTGGCGCAGCTGCGTCAGGATGGGTACGTGCTCAACAACCTGCGCGCGCAGTCAAACCCGTTCTCCCTTGCGCCAGGCATTACGCTGGCCACGTTTGTCAGCGGTGCGGCGAAGCCAGTACCGCTCGCCGATCAAGGCCGCGCCCCAGCTGGCGGCACAATCGGCATGAACGGTGAGTTTTATAAGGGCGGCACCATCCTGCCCAACACCACGCTACCGAAAGGATCGAGCACCACCAGCACGACGGGTGCCGGCACGCAGTTGGTTGAGCCGGGTGTGCTGGCTGAGCCGCCAGAAGTGGGTGCAATTCCTGTCTACGGCAGCCGGCGCGAATTTCTGGTGCTGCAAGACGGCTTAATGATTGCCGATGAGTCCAAAAAAGACGCCATGGTGTTCGCCTACGGCAAGGAAGGCCCCGCGAAGGTCCGAGCCTACGCCCGTGAATACAACACTGGCCGGCGCTGGATCCTGCCCGGTGAAAAGATCGAGCCGACCGAGGCCGATCAAGATCCTGCGCCGCCAGCACAGACCCACTCAATCATTGAGTACACCACCAAGAAGGGCAAAGTGCTGCGCGGGATCATCCGCCTGGACCTGACCCTGGCCGAAGCCAAAGCGATCGATCCCTACACTTGGCGCATGAACGGTGGTTACTTCATCCGCGAAAAGCACCTGGACGCGGATACCAGCGCCATACAGGCCGCTCCGGCACCGACGATGCTGACCGCTGAGCAGGAGGCTGAAAAGCAGGAGCGCGACACCCGTGCGGCGTTGGAGCGCCAGCAGCAGGCCATCGCTAGCCAAGTGGGGAAGCTGCGCGAAGCCGGTAACAAGGCAATTGCCAGCGGCACCGAAGGGATGAATGCCGATCGCAAAACCAACACGCACCGCCGTGCCGGGATGGCAGCCAGTGCCTACGCCCGATCAGCTGCTGATGAGGCCGACGGCAGAACCCTGAACAACATTGCTGATTCGATCGAGGTCGGCGCCGCCGGGCCGCTGGCCAACCTGACCAGCCGGGCGCAGCTGCAAGAGCTGAAAAGCGCACTGAGTCGTGCCAAGTTTGATTCCGAGCGGGGGCTTACCTACAGCGAACAGCTGGAGCGGCGCGGCAATCCAGTGGGCGAAGACGCATTGCGGCACGTCAGCATGCCGAGTCGATTGGTCTGGTCCAGTCGGTTTAAGAGCGCGGCGATGACGCTGGCCAAGAAGGCGGCCACGGGCAACTCCAAGCTGATCGCTGCGCTTAACAAGATGGGCGATCGCACTGAGCGCTGGCCACTGACCAATGACGGCGATATCGCCATCACTCGCAAGGCCTACCAGGTACTTGGCACGATCAAAGACACTTGGGACTTGAAAGACCCGATGGAAATGCTGGCCCGGGTCGAACGTCTCAAGCGCATGGGCATTACCAACGACGCGCAGTTGCAGGACGCTTGCCGGGCATTGCTGCCGCACATGGCCGCCAAGCAGGAAGAAAGCGCAGTGGTCAAAGCTGAGCGCGCCATTATCGGCCAGAAGGTGGGAATCGACTTTTTCCCAACGCCAGCCGCCGAGGCGCAACGCATGGCGCGCAAGGCCAGGATCAGCAAGGGCAAGCGAGTGCTGGAGCCAAGTGCCGGCAATGGCAATCTTGCCGATGCGGCAGCAGCTGAAGGCGGGGAAGTGGACGTGATCGAGATCAGCAGTCAGCTGCGCGACATCTTGACGCTCAAGGGGTACAACGTCGTCGCCCATGACTTCAACACCTTCACGCCGGATGAGAAGTATGACGCCATCCTGATGAACCCACCGTTTTCCAAGCGCCAGGACGCCGAACACATCATGCGCGCCTACGGCATGCTGGCCGGCGGCGGGACGCTGGTGGCGATCGCGGGGGAGGGTGTGTTTTTCGGTACCGACCAGAAGGCCGTGCAGTTCCGGGCCTGGCTGGACTCCCACAACGCCGAAGTCGAAAAACTGGCCGGCGGCACGTTCCAAGACAACGCGCTTTTGGCGCAAACCTCAGTCAGTGCCCGGATGATTGTGCTGCATAAGTAGTTTTCCAGCTGGCGCGAAAACCATGCAAACCCCCACCAGTTGGGGGTTTTTTTCGACCTCAGAATTGTTGCTGTAACGGATCGGGCGCAGCCCAAAACACGCAACGAGGTAGGAATTATGCCGCAACAGTATGAATACGCGCCCGACACCACGCTGGAGTCGGATGATGCCAAAGTCAGCGAGCTGGTGCGTCTCAGCCATGGCAGTGGCAACATGCTCGACAGCACCTCTCAATCGTCTGTCGCGGCGATTACCGAGGCGCTGAAAAACCCGGATGACATGCTTCCGGCGCGCATGGTCCCGCTGATGTCCATGGTCGACGAGAAATCTCGCCCGACGATCCTGGCCGCAATGCTCGACGGTATTGCTCGCTTCCAGCATTCGCACGGCTTCGCGCCATCCGCAGACATGATTGATGCTGCAATCTTTCAAGGCATGTCGGTCGCTGATGGTCGTTCGCAACTCGTTTTGCCTGACGGCGTGACGCTCGACAGCGTATCCAGCTCCCTGCAATCGACACCACTGTCTCACCAACCTAACCGTATCGCGGTGGCCATCGTCGGCGGCCTTGCTGAAGCCATCCCGTTCGCGGCGGCTTTGCCTTCGGACCTGTCGTCGAACGAATCGAAACTGGCGATCGTCAACAGCACTGCCGGCACTGCCTTCGGTGCGTACAAAGACGGCGATATCCTGGACGGCGTGAACGGTGGCCAGGCGTACACCATGCCGGAGCGCACTGTGGTTGCAGCTATGGCGGGCGACCGCTTGACTGCAACCTTTGCATTCAAAGCTGACATTGGTGGCGCTGGCGCCGCCGTGCCTGTGCTGCCTACCCGAACCTATGTCAAGGTCGCGGGTTTCAAGGTGGCGGCTGAAGTCAACCCGAACCAAACCACTGCCGCTCGCCAGATCGCCGGTACCATCAATATCGCAGGTTCGGACTACGCCATTGGTGGTTCGGTTACGCCTGCAAACGGCAGCGGTAGCCTGACATTCAACCCGGCTCTGCCGGCGGGTGTTGTGCCGAAAGTCGTGGGTTTCATCGACTACGAAGCCAACCCTGCTTTGACACCTGCGGTCAAGGTCAAGGCCGAGAGCTTCAGCCTGTTCTGCGCCGAGCAGCGCACCCTGATGCAAGTTGCACCAGGTGCGCGTAGTCAGGCACAGAACGAACTGGGTGCAGACTTCCTGACCGTCGCCGTCAACTCGGCACGTCGTCAGTGGTCGAACGAGCGTTTCTACCTGGCCTTGGCCAAGGTCAAGGAAGTGGCGATCAACACCAGCCGAATTTTCAACTTCGACGCCGCTAACCAGCTGCTGCAAAAGTCCCGTGCACAGCGCTGGCGCGACTTCGCTGCCTTCCTGGGCGAAGTGGATCAACTGGTAGCCAACAACACCATGGAATTCGGTATTTCCATGATCTTTGTCGGCGCCAAGGGTGCTTCCAACTTCCGCACCATGGGCAGTGACGATTTCGTCCCGTCGGGTGTGTCGGCGCGTCCGGGCATCTTCCGCGTGGGCCGCTACAAGAACCAAGTGGATGTCTACTACACCCCGCGTCACGTCGACGAGACGGCTACCGAAATCCAGATGTTGGCGATCGGTCGCGCCTCGCAGGTTGCTCGTAACCCTGTGGTCACCTCCGACGCCGTGCCGCCGACGTTGATCCCGCTGGGCATCTTGTCGGACCTCAAGCAAGGCACTGCGCTGTATGGCCGCAACCTGACCGAGATCAACCCGCACCAGCCTTCTGCAATGGGCTGCGCATTAATCACCGTTCAGAACGTCGACCTGCTGGAAGACTGATAAGGGGGCTGATATGGCTAAGGCAAATAAACCCGCCACCGAGAAACCGGGCACCAAGCCGGCTACACCTCGCAAGGCGGCTGCTAAAGCCAGTGATGCCAACAACCAGAAAGAGGGGGGCGCTACGGCGCCCGTTTCTTTGCCGGTTGATCAGGCACCCGCTGGTGATGTTTCTGTCACGTCTATTCCGCCCGTTGAGCCGGCTGCCGATGCACCGTCCGGCCAGGATAAGCCGGCAGCGCCTGTGTTTGTACGCCGAGAGTTTTTCCCGGGTATGGGGCGTTTTCCGCTGGATTGGAAGCCGGCGCCTCGCTTGGAAGAGCTTGAGCCAGACGGCGCAGAACTGGAGCAAACCACCGCCGAAACGGGGTCTGAAGAGCCCTTACAGTCTACGTCGTGGGGACTGCCGGACATTGCCGAATTTCCTGCCGAGCTGACGCTTACGAACAACACGCGCAACCGGGTAGTGGTGCGGCAGTTGAACGTGCATCTGCCTCAGTTCAGCAGCAAGACGGTGATCTGCCCGACAGCCGAGAAGTACAGCGCGATTCAGCGTGAATACGCCGGGCGTGCGGTGCGCGAGGGCTGGAATTCAGACAAGGGCTTACAGGTGAAGCATGGCGAAGATCAAGGTTAAGCAAGGGGCGGGGGACGAGCCGAGCGAGTTGGCAAAAGCCATCTGCGAAGGGCGCAAGTTCCCTTTCATGGCGACGATCACCCACAAGGCGGCTAAGCCGTTGCTGGTGCCGTCGACGGGTATCAATGAAGTGATCGCGCCAGGCGTGGAAACGCAGTTCAAGGTCAAAAACTTTGAACAGGCGTGGGTTCTCGTGACCGACAGTGCGGCCCTGGCCAAGCGCTACAGCAGCGATGATGAAGACTTTGTAGTTTTCGAAGTCCCTGACGTCGCGAAGGAAGAGCCAGCGGCCGAAGTGCCGGAAGAGGCACCGAAAGTCGTTGAAACCAAACCCACCGGCAAAGGCGGCAAGGCTGCTGCTGACGCCGCGAGCGAATAAGGGGGCTGCACATGACTGTTCAAATGTCTCGCGCCATCAACAAGCGCTCCGGCGTCCAGCAGAACTTCATCGCGGATAATTCCGAGATCGGTTCCGTTGCCTCCGACTACAACGGCGGTTTTATTGGCCGCTTCACCCGAGGGCGTATCGACAAAGTTTTCCCGGTAACCCGCGAAAAGCTGGAGCGCAAACTGGGCTCGGCTGTAAGCCTGAGTGTTTCCGCCTTGGGCGAGGCACAGATTCAGGTTTATGAAGCGCTGCGCTATGGCACGCAACAGGCCATCGTGTCCCGCATGATCGCGACTGACGCAGTAAACAAACTGCTGATCGCGACTGCAACGGTACCGCCGGAAGGTGGCGGTGCTGCGCCTGCTGTCTGGAGCGTTGGCCTCGAAAGCGAAGACCTGCCTGAAGGCGCCCTGATCGCGTTCAAGCACCTGGATTGCTTCAATGATGGCTTAACCTGCGAAATCAACGCCGAGGCGGCTGAGGACGCTCAGGGCGCGGCTGCGCCGTCGAAAATCATCACCGTGCAGTTTGTGGACCCGGCCAGCGCCAAAGTGATCATCGGCCCGTTTACCGGCTCCCTGGATCCACAGGCGAAAGATGAGTTCGGTAACAGCAGCTACATCGGTGACGTGATCGACAAAGGCACCGATGACCTGGACGTGATCGAGGTCGCCTCCGGCGCTTCTGTACCGGTCACTTGTGGCTTCTACGGCAAGTCCAACGGCAAGGCCAAGTTTTCTTCGGCGCTGCTGAATTACTTCACCGAAGGTCGTACCGTTTACACCGCGGCGGAAATGGAATCGGCGGTTGATCGCCTGCGCCGTTCTCGCCCGAACTTCACCTACCTGAATGCCGGCGGTTCGGAAAACGTGGCGCTGCTGTCGCTGATGGCGGACCTGGGCAAAGAGATCAACAAACAGTTCCCGTTCGACGTGCCGGGCCGGTTTTCGCCAGAAGCGGCGGCGGCGTTCGTGCAGTCGATCGGCGCCAGCGTAAAAGAACTGTACGGGCAGGCCTATTGGGCTCCGCTTAAACGAGCGAACCCGATTGCCGGCGGCAAGGCGTTTTTTGGTACGTCTGGCCAGCAAATCGGATTGCGCTGCGCGCGTAATGCTCAGGTGAACGCCAAAGGCATTGCGCCGCGCAACCGTGTGATCGCTGGTAGCGATTACGGTCTGGCCGGTACCGGTATCACCCAAACGCACGAGCCGTCGGATGATGAACTGGAGCTGCTGGCGGAAAACCAGATTAACCCGTGCATCTTCAAGGACTACCCGAGCGGTGCGAAATACGCCTGGGTTGACTCGCTGACCGGCGCGCAAACCACGGGTGCTACCAAGCTGATCGCCGTTGCTGAAATGGCGACCTTCCTGGATGACAAGGTAGCGGCCTACGGCCAGGAAACCCTGCAAAAACCAATGAACGACTCGATCACGATGATGAGCCGTTTCTTGGGCACGCTGTTGCCGGCAGTTGAGTCCGCCAAGTGGCTAAACGGTACCGCTGAGCTGGATGGCGCGGGCTGGCAGTTCGAAGTCAAGCGTAACGAGGCTGCGCCTTACGACGAAATGATGGTGCTTTTTGACGTCTGCTACGACGGTACGAACCGCATCACCCGCGCGCAACAAACAATCGTCCGTCAGAGCTAAGGGGACACGTACATGAATATGCTGAGAGACGTTCTGAAAAACTCGAATGCCGTTGCGACGGCAGTTCAAAAGGCCAATGAAGGCAACAATGCCCCGGACAACAAGGGGAACATGCTCGACAACGCCAACGAGAACAACAACGACGCAGTGCCGAAAATTGTCTTTACCGAAGACATGCGCCTGGATGCCACCCGCGTGATCGCCGAGTGGGCGCAGACCGAAGACCTGGGCGACGACGAAGGCTATGGTGATCGTCTGCTGGCGCTGATCGTCGGTACCGCCGCGCACAGCGATAACGACCTGACCGAAGACGAAGTGGAATACGCCGGCATGGTTGCCGAGGTGGTTGGCGACTACCTGTCGGACAAGGGCATTCCTGACGACGATCTGGATGCGCTATTTAACGATGGCAAGTTCGACAACGACGTGGCTGAGCGTGTGCACGAAGCGCTGCTGGACAAACTCCCTGATGGCGAAGACGCCATGATGGACGATGCTGGCCGTTTTGTGGACGGTGAAGACGATGCCACCATGCTCGATGCGACCTATCGCAAGAAGATCGTGGTGCGTGGTGGCAAGAAGGTGCGCATCAACAAGCGCATTTCCGGCACCGTGCGTTTGACCGCGGCGCAGAAGTCGGCGGTTCGCAAGATGCAGCGCAAGGCCTTCAGCGGTACCGCGAAGATCAAGCGTGCGAAGTCCATGCGCCTGCGCAAGAAAATGAGCCTGTAACCCATGGCTGACTTTAGCTTTGACAAGGCCGGGGCGCTGGTTTCCAGCTCCCTCAAGGGTGTGACCGGCACCCTGGCCGGCAGCACGTCGAACAAACTGCTAGGGTCAGCCGCCACTACTGTCGGTCGGGTGGGAGAGGGGGTTATCGGCGGTGTTGCCCGACAAGCGGAAAACACGCTTGCCGGGTTCGTTGGCGGTAAAGAAAACCTGAACCTGCTCAAAGGTGGCGCGGAAAAGGTGACCGGTACCGTCTCGGCGCTTTGGAACGGTGAAACCACCTTTTCCGAAGTCGGCGAGAAAATCAGCGGCAGTGTTTCTGAATTTCTTGATGGTGACACCGCCGCCTCCGGGTTGGGCGGTGTCGCCGATTCGTTGCTGGGCCTGAAGGTGTCCAGTAATGACCTTGGCAGCGATTGGGGGAGCCTGTCGCCGCTGCTGATGGCGCGCATGTTCGTGTGCGACTCCAAAGGCGTGGCGGACATCCAGGAATACGAAGGCGTCTATGGTGCGATGGAAGAGGGCTCGTTTGAAGCGACCTTCAACTGGCAAAGCCCCTTCGAAAACATGGGGCCTGAAACCAAGGCGCCAGCGCTGACAGCAATGATTCAAAGCGGATCGCTGGTGCCGGTGCTCAATGCGTTGCAGGCAGTCAACCCTGACCCGAACGGCAAGATCGGCGCCATGCTCGACACCGGCGCCGACAAGCTCAAGAAGGCGGTGCACGAGCTGGAAGGCCGCACCGGGATGACAAAGCTCAATTCGCGCCAGGTGTTCAGCGGCATGCCGCCGGTGCGCATCAATTTCAGTGTTGAGTTCAGGGCAACTACGGACGCAGCAAAGGAAGTGATGGCGCCGTTACAGCGCCTGCTGGAATGGGTATTCCCGCAGGAACTGGCGGAAGAAGGGATTTTGTCCGAGGTACTGCAAACCACGCGCGACTTGGACAGCTTTATCAAGGCACTTTTCCCGTCGCTGACGCCAAAGCTGATCGGGCTGACCTACGCGGCACAAACGTATGCGCCCATGGTGGTGGAGTCGATCAGTTATCCGCTGACTGGCCCCAAGGATAACCGAGGCAATTTCATTGCCCTGACTGTGCAAGTGAGCATGGCCACACTGACGGCGCTGGACCGGCCAGACATCAAGCGTTTCTTTGCCCGATCCTGACCGGGAAAGCATGCAAACCCCGCCAATTGGCGGGTTTTTTTATGCCTGATCATTGGCCTGAATACACACAATCAGGGGCGCCCCGATGACGGTCAATTCTCATGTTGTTCTTTCGAGCACGTTTCAAAACATCCACGACCTGGGGCGCAAAGCTTCGACCGCTGACGCGGTGCTGGTCATCCACGGGCACGAGAACATTCAGCTGTTGATCAAGCAGTTCCCTTGGCCGGTTGCGACCCCCAAAGACATGATGGAGTTCTATGGGCCGAACGGGCAGTTGATGGTGCAACCTCAGAACGCCAAGACCAAGTTTGAAGGTCCGGTGGCGATGTATGAAGTGGTTGCGGGCACCGTAAGTGACGCCCTGATCGCGCTCATCGAGAGCGGCGCGCAGTTTGATGCAACGGCTTACCGTGGGCGTCCGGACGACTACACCCGCAAGGAAGAGATCCTGAAGGCGTCCATGGTCATGGATACGCCAGATATCGACTGGGAAAACGATACGCCGCTGCTGTACGCCGGCACGCTGCACTTCCATTGGTTCGCCAACAAGTAAGGGGCGGCCATGAAGATCAGCGCGTTGGTTGCCCAATACGTGGCGGTGCTACCGATCGGTTGCATTCTGACTGAGCAGCAGATTGAGCGTCATCTGCTCAGCGCCACGCGGTTTTATTACGGCTGCGCGGACCTGGCCAGCGGTGAACCTGTGGGCGCCGACGCGCTGATTGCCACCAATGCGGCCCAAGACGTAGACCTGAGCGAGAGCGAACTAACGCTCATCAGGCCGCTGTGGGATCTGTACATGGAGAAGGAAAACAGCATGGCGCTGGAGGCCTCACGCACGCAAGGTGCGGAGCTGTTTGGCCGGGCGGTGGCCGAGGTGCAAATGAGCATCCAGGACTACGAATTGCGGCTGCCTCAGATGGCGTTCTGTGAAGAGTGGGTGACCATCTGATGGGCAGCATTTTCGAACGCCTGGGCTATCAGGCGGCGGGGAAGGTCGCTGGCGCTCTCAGTGCGTCGGCGCCGGTGATCAAGTACACCAAGATCGCCGGCAACTTGCTCAACGGCAACCTGTCCGGCGCCGCCAATGGCCTGATGGATAACTTCTTTGGGGCATCCAGTGAGTACGGCGGCGGCAACGTTGCGTTGGCCGGTACCAGTTGGGCGACGTTGTACGCCATGTTTCAGGAGTCGATGGACGTCCTGCGCGAGCGCTCAAACCTCTGGCATGTGCTGGTGGAACCGATCGGCAAGGTCGGGGCCCCGCGCATAAACCTGCTGGCCACGGAGTTCAGCTACAACGGCGTGCAGTTGGGGTACGAGACGAAAAAAATCGGCTCCGGGTTCACACAGGTACCGACGGGAGCCGACCCGGTAGAGCTGACCATGACGTGCTACGACGTGGACGGGGAGATCAAGTCATGGTTTGAAAACCTCAAGCTCCTGCACGCTCACCCTGATGGCACGTTCGGCCTGCCGGGTGACTACGCCAACACCTTCACCATCACCCATGGCGCCATTGAAGAGGGCCGGGGCTATTCGAAATCGTGGGTTCTGGTCCCAGTGAGCTGCCAAGTGGCGCAAAACCGGGCTGTCGAAGAGTTTTCGGCGCTGAACCTGACTTTCACACAATACGATTCGTTAGGGACTCTATGAAGTCAATTCAACCCGTGCACACGTTGCGCATTTCAGTTCAACCGCGCGAACTGGAGATTGGCCAGGTGCAGGAACTGTGCGCCATCCCTTACCGCTTTTCGCAGCGAACTATCACCGCGTTCCTCAAGGCCGCCTGTGAGCACATCCCGCGCCCGGCGGGGAAGCTGCAAGTGGTTGATCCGTTGCTGTGGTCCGTCAACGAGCGCATGAACGTCGTGATTTTCTACCTGGCGGCGATGCTGGACGATGGCCCTGACTTCGCGCTGGGCGAGGGCAGGTTGCATGACTACCTGCTGGCGGATACCGACTACCTGGAGTTCGTCGAGTTTGACCACGGCGGGGATATTCACCACTGCACGCCGCTGCACGGCTACCAAGCCGAAGCGATCGAAACAATGGTTGAGACAGGCGTATTGCCTAAGACCTATTTCGGCTGGCAGTTGGGCGTGATGTCGGCGTGTATCCGTGGGGTCAATGAGACGCCGATTGAGTACGTCGATCCCGCGTCCTACAGCAAAGCGCTGCTGTTGAAGATCAATGCGCTCAAGAAGTGCCCGGAAACCGAGTTTGTGCAGCTGTTCGACGCCTACTCACAGGCCTCGCTCAAACTTCAGCACTTTGTGCACGCGGTATTCAACGCGCAGGGCGTGCTGGCGGCCCAAGTAACCGAACCTGACGAATCGACGGGGGTGCCTGAGTTGGGTCCGGCCCGATTTCACCCTCGTACCGGAATCAGCCGAGGGGCGTGTGAGCTTCTGGAAGCAGATGATCAATACGAAGGCGGACTTGGCTCTGTACTTTCGCCAGGATCTGGCCACGGCCAGCCGGCTGCCGCTTAGCGAAGTCAACGCGCTGTTTGAATGTTCGGCCTATCAGAATTGGAAAAAGAGCCAGGAAAACCAGAACAAAGGCCTGTCCGCCATCCTTGGCGGCATCAACAACGTGATCAAGGGCCTGAACATGCTCGGCGGTGTCTTGAGCCGTCGCCCGCGGCGCTGACCGCGCAAACCCCCACCCGGAACGTGCGCATGGCTACCCGAAAATGATGGCCATGTGCTTATGGGTAATGGGATCGGGATATGGCCTCGCAGGTTTGGGAAAACCCGGTGGTGAAGTGGGTAATGAACGCCTCGCAGGTGCTGTTCATCACCTTCATCTGCTGGCTGGGCAGCAACATCGGCTCTTCGGTGACTGCGTTCAGCAACAAGCTGGACAAGGTGGCGCTGTCGATCGCGGAGATTGCTGCAAAGCAGGCCTTGGCCGACCGTGACGTGGCTGCTTTGACGCAGCGCGTGGGCAAGCTGGAAAGCAAAAACGAGACGCTGGAGCAGCTGGTGGCTCGCCTCGGCTTCAAAGTTGAACAACTGGAGCGGGAGAGTCCTCATGGCCGGTAACGAACTGGTAACGCTGGGCCAGCTGCAAGCGCTGTGCATCACGCAAGACGGACGCGTGGCATGCGCCAAGTACCTGGCCCCCCTCAATGCCGCCATGCGGCGTTTCAAGATCACCACTTACCCGCGTATCACCATGTTCCTGGCGCAGATTGCCCATGAATCGGGTGACTTCATCCGTGTGACTGAAGGCCTGAACTACAGCGCCTACGGGCTGGCCAGCACTTGGCCAAGTCGTTACGCCGTGCCGGATGGAAAGGGCGGTTACGTCAAGGTGATGGTAGAGGGCAAGCCGCGCAACAAGCCGAATGCTGTGGCCTTGCAGATAGAGCGCAAGCCGGAAGCGATCGCCAACAGCGCCTATGCCAACCGGTTCGGCAATGGTCCTGAAGCGAGTGGTGACGGCTGGCGGTACCGCGGCGCCGGACTCAAGCAGCTGACCTTCAAAGAGAACCACCTGGAGTTTGGCAAGGCGGTCGGCCTTGAGCTGTCGCTGGTACCGGACTACTTGCGGTTGCCCGAAGGCGCTGCGCTGTCGGCGGGCTGGTACTGGTTTTCGCGCGGGCTCAACGAGCTGGCCGATGCTGGAAATTTCAAAATGATCACCGAGAAGATCAACGGCGGCCAGGTCGGGGCGTCCCAACGCCTTGTGTACCTGGAGCGCGCACAGAGGGCCATGTCCGCATGAACGCATTCTTGCGCTGGATGGGGCGATTTGTTGAAGAGGGCACCACCGGCAGGCCGTCGGTGAAGCGCTTCGGCTTCGCCCTGTGCGTCACTGTGCTGTCCGCCGTGATCGGGTTGTTCGGTGGCGTGATGGGCGGCGTGGCCTGGATGGCACACGGCAGCGCTCAAGCCATCGAGCTGGTGCGGATCATCGCCAGTTCGCTGGAAGTCATTTCGGGGATGGTGCTGGCGTCCGTCACTACCGGTTACGTCGCCGGCAAGGCGGTGGAGCGGCCCCGTAAAGAGCTGCAATCACCTGATGAGGCTGCAAAGCCGTAACGGAGCGCGCAGGCGCCGGGGGTAATCATGATTTCAATCGGTTGGACGGTAGGCGGCGCTGGGGTTTTGGTGGCGTTGCTGTCGCTGTGGTCGTTGGACCACTCACAAATGGCCAAAGAGGCGGCATTGCGGGACGTCGCTACCCTCACGGAAGCGAATGGCACCCTGGACGCACACAACAAAGAGCTGGCGCGGGTCTTGGCCGATCGCGCTGAGTTGCAGCAGCAGATCTCGGAAGTCAGCCGCACCACGCAGCGGCTGAATACCACACTCGACACGCAGTCCGCCCTGATATCCCGCAACCTTGAAGAGTTAAAGCGCAATGACAAAGCGATTGCTGATTACTTCCGCCAGCCTGTTCCTGTTGCTCTTGGGCTGCGCTACGCCCGTCCAGAAACCACCGACCCCGCTGCTTATCGCGCCGCAGCTGCCGGTGTGCAGCCTGGTGCCGTGTCGACTGCCAGGGCGCCCGCCGTTACTGCTCAATGATGCGCCGTACAGTGCAATTGATGAGACGGAAGACGCACTGACAAAGTGCGCCACACAGGTGCTGGATTGTATTGGAAAGCAGGAAGCCGCTGTGCGTGTCGGGCAAGGAAGCGGGGCGGCGATCGGCGGTTTGAACGGGGCAACCCCTAAAAGCCAATGAACGGACTTTTTCGGCCAAATCAGGTCCGGGGATAGCGGTTTTGATGGCGATAGGCCACTAAAAGGCGTTTTGCGTGGGGGAACGGAGGTGAGAGCGGTAGGGGATGGCCCGGCGGGTTTTTGACCGCCGGGCTGATTGGTGCGGTGTCAATTTATGTGAAATGTCGTGTCAATTTATATAAATGTTGTTTGCTCGGGCGTAGGTTGTTTTCCCATGATCGGGTGATGCGGTGTTACACGGTCCATAGCGTACTTCGACCAGCGGGACATCAGCGGTCGGCGCTTCTCCAACTGGTTACCACGGACGTAGGCGCGCGATGTAGCATTGCCGACAACGTGGGCCAGCGATATTTCACACAGCTCGTGCGAAAAAGCCGTTTTCTCAGACGCCCAAGTGCGGAAGGTTGCCCGGAAACCGTGTGGTGTGCAGTCCTCTTTCAATTTACGCAAAAGTCGGCGCAGCGAGTTATCCGGCAACATGGTCGTCGATCGCGTGCCTGGGAAAACGATCTCGCTTCTGCCGCGGGTTCCAGTGTCGCGTAGAACCTGCATAGCCTCTTCACTCAGCGGTATCTGGTGCTCTTCGCCGTTCTTCATGCGCTCGGCTGGAATGGTCCAGACACGATTGATCATGTCGATTTCGCTCCAGGTGGCGCCCAAGGCTTCACTGGTACGGCATGCGGTCAGGATCAGGAACTGCAAGCAGCGGGCGGCCCGGGAGTCCTCCCCTTCCAACACACGCATAAAGAAAGGCAGGCGCGTGAAATCCATGCTTTCCAGCTGCTCAACCGAGTTTTGGTTGTTGGGCATGAGGTTTTGCAAATGGCCTTTCCAGCGCGCCGGGTTTTCGCTGTTCTTGCGGTGCCCGTGAGCCTTGGCGTGATCGAATATCCGCTCCATGCGGTTACGGACCCGGCGCGCTGTTTCAGGTTTTTGCAGCCAAATCGGATCGAGCACCTTGATGACGTCGGGTGTGTCCACGGTGGCGATCGGCATGCTGCCGATGACGGGGAACACATACTCAGTCAGCGAATTCAGCCACTGTGTGGCGTGCTTGTCCGACCACCCTGCACGATGTCGCTCAATAAAGGTCAGCGCTTCATCTTCAACGGTAACCGCGGCAATTGTCGCTTCCTTGCGTTGCTCCAGTGGATCTATCCCTTTGTTGATCTGAACGCGAAATTCCATTGCTTTCTTGCGCGCGTCGGCCAGGCTGATATCGGGAAATGACCCTAAGCCGATGTCATGGCGTTCGCCATTGAGTTGATAGCGTAGTACCCACGATTTTGTGCCAGTGGGCCTAACCTTGAGGCTTAGTCCGTTCTTATCGGCATAGACGCCGGGGACTGTTATCGTCGCGATAACCTTTTGAGCGAGCGGCATAGTATTCGACCTTTTTGCAGGGTGTAACGGCTTGGGTTCGCATTGCTTGCAGCTTCCATTCTCGGACCGAGTGACAGGGGTAAGGGAAATTTTCCCGATCCGTACTTCATTAGGATAAGTGGCGCAGATTTTACCGAAAGCTACGGGGATGGTGTATCCCCGGTATGTATGGCCTGTAAGCCTTGTGAAATAAGGGTTTTCCTGACGCCAGAAAAACTCAGTCCCACACTGCGCCCCACACTCGCTTAAGGTAGCAAGCGTTAGAGTAAGTTCCAATAGAGCTTAAAATAGACGACAAACGGTAGTTGTCATTTACCGTTATCGTCAAGTGATCGCATTTCCACGTAACAAACTGAATTGTCAGGGGAAGATATGACGCTTACAACCTGTCGGCTCACTGAATCAGCCCCGAAATAAATATTTCTCCGTGCCAACTCACTCACTTGAATGTAGATCAAGCAGAACAAAGCAGTGGTGAGGATCAGTGAACTGATCGCGCTGGTGGTACGTACCCACTTCTCAATCATCGGCTTAACGTGCTTGTAGGAGCGGGCGAGCCAGATGACGTGGATCAGTAGAGCTGCGATTACTGGCGTTTCCATGGCTTACCCCTTGAAATTGAATTCGATCAGCCAGCACCAAGGGTTAGGGTGCTCACTCATGTCAGCAGCTGCCTGGTGCCAATAGGTGTTGAAGTCTTCGCGGTTGGAGTAGCCACACAAGCGCCAGTGCTTTGCGGTTATATCCAGCAGCCTTGTTATGCCCATTTTTTCGACTATCCCCGTACCTACTTTGTGAGTCTTTTCAGGTACGAATTCGTGCTTTAGTTCAAAGGCATATCCCATCCGGATTGGCGGCGGAATTAGCCCCAGGTTGAAGGCCAAACGAGCAGCGCCCAGCAAGTCGCGATCGGTCACTGATTGAAGGCCAAGGCTCTCGAGAGTGGACGCGCAAACAGACGGCTGAGGTCGAAACGGGATGATCATCAGCCGTGCCTTTCCGCTCTGTATGCGGTTGCCCACCTGCGGCGACACCATGAACTGGGGCAGCCGCAAGTCGGTACCATCGATCTCGTAAAAACTCATCGCGATGTCAGTGTGTAAGCCACCTTGCGGATAGGCTGCTTGTGTTGTTCGAAGAGGCGGGCGGTCAGGCTGGCGACCAGCTGTGACGCTCGGTTACGAGCCCCTTGGTAGTTCATGCGAGGCACGCCGTTTGGTTCCCATGCGGCCTCAATGGCGTTGCCTGACGAATCTGCGACCACGAAATTACCGGTCCACTTCACAGGCTTATTGGGTTTCTCTCCGCTGCTGGTGTCGCGGCGGCCATCAACAATCACGATCATTTTTCGCTAATCCTTGGCGTTATGGCGGACCAGAGGCCCGCCGGGCAGTGCTGTTACAAAACGGTTCGGGCGCCTTTGTCGTTGGCCGGGCTGACAACGCCATTGGCCTGCATTCGCTCTATGAGGCGAGCGCCACGGTTGTAGTTGATGTGGAAATGGCGCTGAAGGGCGGCGACAGTTGCGCGGCGCGAAACACGCACAAAGGCGATCGCCTCGGGCAGCAATTCATCTTCGGGGACGTTGGTGCTGGCCAGACCGTCGGGGGTCTCTTCACCGCCCAGCGCGTCCAGCAGCGCCGGAATGAAGTTGGCGAAGGTCAGCATCATCAGGGTAAAGCTGGCATCCAGTTGGCCAAGGGCATCGTCGCCGCCGTCCTGTTCCGCCTGATCCACCAGCAAGTCTTCAAACTTCAGGCGTTTGATCACCAGCTTGTCGTCGAGCACGAACGACAGCTTGTCCTGCCAGGCCATGGACAGCTGAGTGACAACTTTCCCGGTGCTCAGGTGAGTCTGAATTTCATCGCCGGTCATGTCTTGACGTTTGCAGCGGACAACACCGCCGTCTTCATGGGTGTCGCGCAGCTCGCACTCATCGAGAACAAAGAAGTCATCAGCGGCTTTCTGTGTCGTCAGCCAGTCGGTCATGCTGGCGGTTGGTGACATCTTCACCGTCAGTGGGCGTACCGGCAGTGAGCCGATAACTTCGCGCAAGGTCGACAACAGATCCTCGGCGCGCTTCGGGCTAGCCGAGTTGACGAAGATCAGACCCAGCTTCGGCGCGATGGCGGCGAAGGTCGCCGATCGGCGGATAAATGCCCTCGGCAGGAAGGCCTGAATGATGTCGTCTTCGATCTGGTCGCGTTCTTTTTTGTAGACCTTGCGCATTTGCTCGGCCTCGATCTCTTCGACCTTCTCCTTGACGGCATCACGTGCAACGCTGCCCGGCAAAATTCGTTCTTCCTTGCGAGCGCTGATCAGCAGGAAGTCGCCGCTGACATGTACCAGTGGAGCGTCTTCGCCTTTGCCGAACGGTGCGGTAAATCCATAAGTGGTCAGTTCCTGGTTAGCGCAGGCCCGCGCTTGTTTGGTGGCCAGTGCGGCTTCCAGGGTGTCGGCTGACAGGTCGATCGATTGGGTGAGGCGGTAGAGCAGGAGATTCTTGAAAAACATGCTGTTTCCTTACTGATGGCGGCATGGCCTTGAACACGCACGAGCTGGAACAGGAAGCGTGGGCTTGTGTTTCAAGTCTACTTCTGTTCGTACGGTCCGTAATGATCCCCGGACAGGTCTGTTTGAGGCTCGCTTTTCCAGATCGAGAAGAGTAAACAGGTTTGTCAAAGTTTAATAGCGTTTTTATGGGCTTGCGCGTAAATTACCCATGGATTTACCAATGGAATCTTGAGCATGAACCTAGAAGTGTTTGAAGGCGCCACTACCGCGAGGGAAGCGGTTGACGCCGGGAAGCGGGCACGACAGCAACGATTTAGCTTGTATTCAGACCTGCACAGTCCGAGGGGTATGCGCGCGTTGCTGTCGCATTTGCCGGACGCTGAATGTCATGCGATCGCAAACCAGATCACCCAGGCTATGCAAGCCAAAGGCGGGTTCCCTGAGTTCTTGGCACGCAAGGTAGAAGAGGCTATAGGCCTGCCTTTCGGCTATTTGGACCAGCCTTATCCCTACCCGGAATTACGTGCGTCTCTGAATCGCGCGCGACGGCTGAAGCGCATGGCTGATGCACGCGGCGAAGGTGTGCCGGTCGTGGTGGGCAAGCGCAATTTCGAGCAGCTTGAGCAAGCCTGTTTGGGGCTCAGAGGTGTTTCAGAAGCCTTCTATCAGAAGACGATGGGGAAGCTCAAAAAGCTCCCTCGGGGATGACGAAAATAGGAGGGCTGTTCAAAAGAACAGTATTTACAATGTCCGGGGATAAGGGATTAATTGGCTGGCACTAAGCCTGTATGGTATACAGCGCGCAGCTTATCCTTTGAATCACCGAATTAGAGGCAAAAAAAAAGAACCCGGACCGCCTGCAAGCGAAGGTTCTTTTTTTAACACTACCGATGCTTAGACCCTTTGCACCACAAAGCCTTCCATGCTTTAGGCCTGCTTTTTTTCAAAGCTTTCAGCCGTGGGATTCAGATGAGACATCGCCCAATTGCTTAGGAGATGTGAAGCATCGTGCCCCGACTTTACCATAATTGTCCCCATAGCAAAGCCTCCCCTGGCTTTGCAATCATTCTTTTTGCCAGTTTTGTCGGATGTTTCCGGCATTTCTGCGCGAGTCGACCCGTTATTGCCCATGTAGCACACCTAACAGGGGGTGCTGATGAGCATCATTCGCGCCGCTCGTAAAAGCCAGTTCTACGTCCTGCCCACGACCACAATCGAAGACAACCGATTGAGCTGGGAAGCCCGCGGCATGCTCGTGTATTTGCTGAGCAAGCCGGATCACTGGGAAGTCCGCGTTGAAGACTTGCTGGCCCGTACGCGTAATTGCTTGGGCAAGCGATCGGGCCGCGACAAGGTGTATGGCATCCTCAAGGAACTGCAAATGGCCGGTTACGTGGTCCGCCACTACGACCGACAGGGCGGCACCTTCCAGGGGATGACCTACGAAGTATCCGAAAACCCGGATCTTGATGCTGGTGCGTTGTTCATCGCGAGCCAGAAAAAGAGCAAGGGCGAACCGGTTACGGATTTGCCGGAAACGGTGGCACCGAGTGAGGATTCGCCGAATACGGCTCAACCGGATACGGCTAACCCGGACGCTTTAGTTAATAATAAACAAGCAGTTAGCATTGAAAGAGCAGTCAAAAACCTCACCGACGACCCTGCGGGAGCGAACGACGACTGCTCGCTGAGTGACGAAGAGCGAAAGGCGCTGGCGCTGGCGCCGGCCAACTACCCGCAGAGCCCGAAGAGCAAAACTTTTGCGGCCTGGCTGGCGTATGCCATCGCGTTCAACACCAAATACCGCCAGTGGCCGATCTACAACGCCACGATCGGCGGACAGATGGCCAAGCTTGTCGAGCGCATTGGGCAGGACATCGCGCCCCTCACCGCCCGGTATTACGTCGAAGCGGTCAAGACGCCATCCATTGCCGACAACTGCCACCCGATCGCCTCCCTACTGCGCCACTGTGAATCCTACGTGGTGAAAGCCCAAGCGCAGGAAAAACAGCGCCTGCGCCGCGAGAGCGCCGAAAAGGCCGTGGCCACCGCTGCCAATGCAGCCCCTATTCAAGTCGCGCCGCCCGCAATCAAGGCTGGCGCCAAGTCCGAGATAACCGACGTCGCCAAACAGGCCAGAGCAAAGCTCGGGCAACTGGTGGGTGGCGATTTTAAAAACCGACTGACCGCGTAGGGGTGGTGAGCATGGCAATGGACGGAAGAAGTAAGACGAAGGGTGAACAACGCTGGCACGACACCGTAGCAGACGTGTGCGGGTGTATCTGCTGCATCTTGGACGGCAGGCCGCGCAATTACGAAGAGCACGCGTACGTGTCGATCCACCACTGTGACGGGCGCACCAAGAAGCACGCGCACTGGTACGTGTTGCCGCTGTGCGCTGGCCACCACCAGCCCGGTACCGGCCCCATCAAGTCGATGAAGGCGGTTCACGGCAACAAGGCCGAGTTCATTGCTGAGTATGCGCGGGAGATCGCGTTGCTGGAGGCCTGCACGCAGATGGTTGAGGTAGCGGGGCGCGATGTGCCGGTAGAGGTCCGGGCGCTGTTGGCCAAGTGGTACGCCAGCCAGCAGTACCAGGACCATCAGAACGAGGCAGCCGCGTAGGGAATCAGTCCATCACAAAAACATAGAAACGCTATTGTGATATTGTGATGTTGTGTCATTATGTCTAGGACGGTTAACCAGTCCAGGGCTCAGACGATGAATTCTCCGCAGTTTTTGGTGATAAGCCGGTTCGCAGCAGGTGTCTTGCTCGACCGGCTTCGGTTCCTGTCCTCCCCCCAGGTAATGCTTGAAACCTTCGAAACGGTTGAAGAGCCGTTTTTCAGCGCCGACGTTTGGGCGCTGGCTGCTACCGATCTGGTGCAGCGGTTGGAGGCCGGGCAGGCGGTGGAGGTGGGGCACACGAACGCGGCGATTCTGGTCGAGGCCCTTGAAGGCAGCAGTTTGGGATCAGCAGGCAAGACCGGGCGGCAGGAAGTGGCCGCGCTGCTGGCGAAACGGCTGGAACCGTTCATAGGGCGTCGCGTGATTCTCGATATCCCGCACGCCAACGACTGATTTTCACGAGTGTGAAGTAGGGAGTAACACTATGTGTGCAGCGAAAAGTAAGACGCTTGAAGAGGTGATGACAGAGCATGTCAAAGCCTTTTCAAACAGCGACCGGCCTGGCGAGATCATCAAGGCCTGTGTAGAGCGTTTGTTTACCGATGTCGTCAAGGATGTCTTCAGCCCCCACGGCACCTTCAGCAGTTCGGTGCGCGATGAGATTGCCAAGGCCCTGCCATCGAACATTTCCAACCTGATCGATCTACCGCGCTACAACGACCTGATCATTACATCGCTCAAAAAGCGCTGGATGGATGCAGGCGTGACCGGCGACATGCTACGTCGCGCCGAACAGGCGATTGACGAAGTGCTGCATGACGACGTGATCCCTGAGTTCATCAGCCTGAATCAGCTGCTTGAGGCGTTCGTCGATGTGAATCAGGAAAAGGCAAGCGAAAAGGCTTGGCATGTACCGCATATCACCATCAACGAAGCCGGCGGTGCGCGCGTGCGCTATGTTCACGTTTTCTTCGACGCAGAGCCAGAAATCAGCTACCGCGATCGCAACAAGCTGCGCGAGCGGACCCGCTCCGAGGCGGATTACGCCAATCGGCTGAGCATTCGTATCACTGGCCACACCGACAAAGGCCACGAATACGGCGAGGTCTACAGCGCGCAGTTGGACGGCCAGCCGATCGGGCGTCACTTCAACATGACGTCGAAGTGGCAACGCCAGATTGCGGCCCTGTATTTCGGTGGCGCCAAGCTAATCGTCGACTGCCGCGAAGAAGACTTCACCTACCACCTCGACTAATCGCCAGCCGGCGCGCCGTTGGTGGTGCGCCGAACTTTTCTCAAGGACATCAAATGCCAATCCGCCATGCCATCGTGCACCTGATCGACAAGAAGCCTGACGGCACCCCCGCGGTGCTGCACGCTCGTGACACCGAACTGGCCGAATCCGCCGCACTCGACAACATGCTGGGCGACCTGAACGAGAGCTACAACGCCAAGCAGGGCAAAGCGTGGGGCTTGTTCCATGCTGAATCCGGGGCGTTCCCATTCAGCGGCTGGCTGAAACAGTATCTGGCCGGGACTACTGAGTTCATTCAGTTCAGTCGTGACGCGGTGGAGCACCTGCAAAAGCTGATGGAAGAATCGAATCTGTCCGTCGGTGGCCACGTTCTGTTTGCCCACTACCAGCAGGGCCTTACCGACTATCTGGCGATCGCACTTCTGCACCACAGCGACGGCGTGACTGTGACCGAACAGCTCGATGTCAGCCCGGCCCGCCATCTGGATCTGAGCCAGCTGCACCTGGCCGCGCGTATCAACATTTCTGAATGGCAGGGCAACCCGAAGTCGAGGCAGTACATTTCCTTCATCAAGGGCAAGAACGGGCGCAAGTCGTCGGAGTACTTCCGTGACTTCATCGGCTGCCAGGAAGGTATCGATTCGCCGGGCGAAACCCGGACCTTGCTCAAAGCCTTCAGCGACTTTGTGGAACGCGAGGATCTGTCGGAAGAGTCCGCCCGGGAGAAAACCCTAACGCTGGTCGACTACGCCACCAGTCAGACCAAAATCGGCGGTCTGCTCACCCTCGACGAGCTGTCAGAGCTGATCGATGAGGACAACCCCAAGGCGTTTGCCGAGTTCGCCCGTGACGCGGCCTATGGTCTGTCGCCTGAGATCCCAGCCGACAAGCGCACCATCAACCAATTCCGCCGCTTCACCGCCCGCACTGAAGGCCTGTCGATCAGCTTCGAATCGCACCTGCTGGGCAACAAGGTCGAGTTCGACAAAGAGGGCGGCACTCTGACCTTGCGCAGTCTGCCGACGGCGCTGATGGATCAACTGAAGCGGGCCAAGGCCTGATCACTGCTGCGCCGCTGTCGTGCTCGATGGCGGCGCATGAATGGAGTTTCACCCCATGGACAAAGACACCAAGATCCTGATCCCGGAAATATCCGGTGAATGGACTGACCTCACGCGTTCTGGCAACACCTGCATATGGAATAACGCGTTGCACGGGCGTCCGCACCGTAACGGCCTTCCCGAAGTGCGTCTGGATCCGCCCGAGGTTGGGCTGTACGCCGAGCGGATCGAGGGCGCCTGGTACTGGGTGTCTGGCTGCGCAAAGTGCAACGGGAAAGGTGAGAAATACAGCTACGTCGTTTGTGACAAACACAACGTATGCGTGCGGTGCAGTACCCATCGTTCAAAGCTCACAGAAACACCGTGGGGACACCCGGATGGCTTTATGTGCAAGCCGTGCGGTGATGTTTTAGCTGCGATCGCCAAGGCTGAAGCGCTGGCCAAGTTCGCCGAAGAGGGCTACGACGATCACGACTTTGAGTGCATGGATGAGTGCCTGTGTCCGCATTGCGCCACCAAAGTCCATCTGGAGACCGAGGACTACAGAAGCAAGACGATGACGTGCGGTATCTGCGCAGGTGCATTCAGCCTTGAAGTCGAATACACACCGTCTTTCACGACTGCTGTTATCGGTGAGCGGGTCATCGCCTGACTGGGGATTCAGCCTTGAACATAAAAGTTAAAGAGCTGTACCGCTGCGGTGAGTGCAAAGACATTCACGAAGATGAAGACGGTGCGCGTGAATGTTGCATGCCGGAAGTCCACACCATCTACGTCTGCCCGGTATGCGCGGAGCACCACGACGACGATGACAAGGCCCTGACCTGCTGCAACGTGGAGGGGATTCGCTGCCCATCCTGCTACCGGGATTACAGCTCAATATCGCTTCACTACTCGGCCATCAAAGTGGCGGGGCACTGCAACACTTGCAACCCGTTGTTCACTGTCGATCAGCAGCTGGCCATTCAAGACATGCATTACCAGCACACGGGGAACCGTGCGCACCTACACGATTGAGTACGGGAGAGTTGCCATGTGTGAAGTACTTCTGAATGCGCTGGGGCCACGCCCTGACCGCCAGGTTGACGGTGTGTTTATCGCTGGTCAGCTTGCGCTGGCCATCACCAGCGGAGCGCTACCGATCGGCACCAAGATGAGTCAGCAATCCATCGCTGACCACTACGGCATCAGTCGTATGCCGGTGCGTGAAGCGCTTCGCTGCATTCAAGCCAAAGGGCTTATCAACTATGTCCCTAACCACACGCCTGTAGTGGTAGCTGGCACCGCCAGTGATGAGTCGGAATTATCCCGATCGCAGGCGCATGTGGCTGCGCTGCAAAAGCAGTTGGCAGAGGCCTTGCGGCTGATGGGGAAGGCACTGCCGTATCTCACGGACACGCCGGATCTTGTACAGAACGGCGCCGATGACCTGGCTCACTGCTTTGTGGAATTCCGCAACGCCAATCAGGCAGGTCAAGGCGGTGACCAATGATCCCAGGCCAACAAAAATTCCCGTGGAAGTCGCACGGGATCACGTTCACCAGTCGCGGCCATGTTGAGCGCACAGTCGAAAAACTCTCGGAAGGTAAGACCCCGGAGCATGTTTCTGCCGCGCAAACGCTGCTACGCGAAGCGATGCATCACCACAAGCTGAGCGCTGACCAGTACACCGAGATCAAGGAGAGATTGCACTTATGAGCAAGTACCAGACGATTGAAGGGTTATCCCTCGACCTGTTGCAGCGTCTTGCACACCCGGTACCTGTCGCGGTTGTAGCGCCCGAGATCAATCCAATCGAATCGGGTGCAAGCGAATGACGGTGTTCAGCATCGAATATCGAGTAATCGGTTATTCCCTTTCTGACGGGATGCGACCTGACCCAAAGTGGGGAAAGAAAGGTTTTACTGTGAAATCCGAAGACATGGGCACCGAGGATATTCATGAAATCGTTACTGCGGCCCAATACCCGGATGCTATCCCAAAGGGCTACAAGCTTTTCTCAGTCCGCAACATCGCCACGGGCGAGCAGGTAAAGCCATGAATAGTGCCGTACTCAGCGACTGCGGACTGTATCGCTACCGCCTCGATCGCGACATCCAAGAGCAAGGCCTGGTGATCGCGTACTTCGGCATCAACCCATCAACCGCAGACGCCTTGATTGACGATCACACCGTGCGCAAGTGGCGCGGTTTCACGCTGCGCAACGGTGGGCGCAAGTTCGTCGTGGGCAACGTCTTCTCATACCGGGCGACTGACGTAAACGCACTGGCGACCATTGAGCAGCCCTGCGGTCCCGACCATATCCAGCACTTGGGCGAGATTATCGAAGTCGCCGACGTGCTGGTGCCGTGCTGGGGCGTATCCGCCAAGGTGCCGGCCAGCTTGCACTACTACATCAAAAACACCCTGCACCTGTTGCTGGCCAGCGGTAAGCCGGTGCTGCATTTCGGTACCACCAAGGCGGGCGACCCACTGCACCCGCTAACGCTGGGTTACGACACACCACTTACGCCATGGGGGGCGGTATGACGAACAAAGCGATAGAAGTGCAGCTGGTGCTGACTGAGCAACAACATAGGGATGTTCTTCGGTTTCATGAAACCACCGAGGATGGCCAGGGTTATGACGTTCCAGCGGACCGGATGAAGTCGCTGGCGCGAGTTGGGCTTATCCGGTCTGTGGGGTTCAAGCGTTACGAATTCACTTATGCAGGGTTGGCGCTGGTTGAGGTCGCTCAAGGCATCGAGCGCAGCCAAGGAATCCCTGGCACGTCTGGCCAGCGCCTGAACCAACTGGCCAACGAAGGCGAATGACATGACCAACGAAATAAAACTTTTGCCGTGCCCGTTGTGTGGGTGCGCTGAAATAAATCTGCTGGGGTATGCCAATGCCGATGGTCAGTTTGTGCAGTGTACGGACTGCCATGTCTCGGTTGACGTGCTGAAGGATATGACGCCGTGGAACCTGCGCGCCGCGCCGGTATCGGTGGTGCCGGATGGATGGAAGCTTGTACCAATCCAGCCAACCAACGAAATGCTCAAGGCCGTAGATGATGAGGTTGATGACAAGCATCTGGCCCGGGGGCGCGCTATCAGTGCGTGGTCGCAGATGCTCGACGCCACCCCTGAACCGTCCGTGGCTGACATTGAGCCATTTGCGGTGATTGGTGATTACGCAGCGTGCGGTGGTAACCAGACCGTATTCACTCCTGAATACGCGGAACTCATTACCGATCGCATGTGTTCGAAAACGGCGGTGTACACGTTAGGCGCTGTGGGCGCAGCAGTAGCCGCAATCAATACCCTGAACGCTAAGGGTTACACCTACCACGGCGCGGCACTGTGGAAGCCGCCAATTGGGGAAACGATGCTAGAGGGTGCAGTCGATGAGTAAGCGCAAGGAGGCCGAGTTGCAGCAGCTCATAGACAAGATCGTTGCTGATACAGCCCTAGCCAAAGCGCTGGCCACTGAGCTGTACGGCACCAAGGCGAACCTGTTCGAAGAGTCAGCGACTCTATTTGTGATGGATGGTGATAGTGACGGCCCGCCGAGGGAGCGCGAGAAACACATTCGGCTGACTGCTGCCGGGTACTGCCATATCAACGGAGGGGTGTGGTGATGAGTGAGCAGCCGCAAAAAGTCGTTGCCCACCAGTGCTACCTGGTCACGATTGAGGTCGATTACGAACAGCCTGAATTCATCAAGGGCTTCGGCTGCCATGCTGAAGCAGAGGCTTTCCGAAGCGAACTGGAGGCTTACCAACGGGGCAAACCTGACTGGCCGGACACTGCGGCGCCGCAAAACGAGTGGGTGCGCGCTGAGGAAGCCCGTGAAGCTTGGATGAGTGCGCATCCAGGTGGGCGTAGCGCTATTGGGGCAGAGCGCTTCGGCATTATCACTGTGCCGTTCGTGCCCGCTGTGGAGTCGCCGCAATGAACATGATCGAGGTAAAACTTGCCGATCTTGAGGGGCGGGCCTTGGATTGGGTGGTGGCGCAAGTTGTGGGTGTGGCGGTGAAGCTGTCACCACCGCACAACGGCACCTACTGGCGCGTGTCCCTTGAGGATCGAGGCTACGCCTACCGGCCTTCCACGGACTGGAACCAAGGCGGCCCGCTGATGGACAAGCATGCGAAGAGCTTCGGGATAGTGGACGGAAGCGAGCCGCCACGCTTTCGCGCCTTTGCCCGGGACAATAGCCCTGAAGGCTTTTGCCGGATCGCCGGCGGCGAAACAATCCTTCAGGCTTTCTGCCGTGCACTGGTGAGACTCAATCGGGGGGATGTGGTGCAGGTGCCAGAGGTGCTGGTGCTCTACGCGGAGGTTGCTACCCATGCAGCCAGACCTGTTTGATTCGCCAGCCCCTGCACCTAATCCCCGTGATGAGCGAACCGCGGCCTTGTACCGCGATCTGGTCAAGCTGGGCGACATGCTTGGCGATGGCATGGGCGATGAGCCGGATGGTAAGTGGATCAAAGAGGAATATCGGCGTGTCAGCAAAGCGTTGGGGATAGGAGCACCCAGGCGCAACAACACCGACGCAATCAACAAACGGATGGCCGAGCGTGTCGCGGAGCAACCGTGTTCAAGCTGCGGCGGCACGCTCCGACAAACCCGCTCCGGCTCAATGAAAGGGCGATGCACGTCCTGCGGTACGGGTTACACCCTGTTGAAGATCTCGAAACGCAAGAAATCAAGCCGCTGACGGGCGACGTATAGCGCCCGAAATAGTTGCCCTTGACGCGATATCAAAACGGATATAAATTATACGTGTTGGGTCAATAAAAGCTCTGTGACCAATGCCAAATATTAGGCGGACAGGCTACCCAACATCACCACATGACAGGAGAGGCAATCATGGCCGCACATCGCAAATTTAACCGCCGACGACATCGGCTAAGGGATCATCGTAATGAACAATCAGGCATTGAAGCCCATCGAATGGGTTGGTAGTAGCAAGGACGATCTGCGGGACTTCCCGAGTGAAGCGAAGCAGCGAGCAGGGTACCAGTTGGAGCTCCTGCAAGAAGGCGATGAGCCGGATGATGCAAAGTGGATGCAAACAGTTGGTCCGGGTGTGCAAGAGATCCGGATTAAATGTGATGACGGGGCTTTTCGCGTGTTTTATGTGGCGAATCGACCGGAAGCGATCTACGTGTTGCACGCGTTCCGGAAGACCACTCAAAAGACGGAAAAGCGCGATATCGATTTGGGCAAAGCTCGGTTGAAATCGCTGGACTGAAGAACGGGCGCCCCCTCACCAATCGGTGGGGGAAAGGCGTTTCTACCTTCAACGCTACTCAACGAACCAAGCAGTAAAATTAGAGGGAATAACCTAATGGCAAACGAACGCTCTACCTCAGTGTGGGATGCGTTGGTTGATTCGCCAGAAGAGGCTGAAAACCTGCGCCTGCGATCCAAGTTGATGCGGGCAATCACCAGGACCGTAAAGGCCTGGAATGTCTCGCAGAAGGAAGCGGCTCAGCAGTTGCATGTGACACAGCCGCGGCTGAATGATTTGCTGAAGGGGAAGATCGACAAATTTTCCTTGGATGCACTGGTGAACATGTTGGCCAGCGCCAATCTGGAAATTGATGTAACAGTGAAAATGAAAGCCGCATAAGTTGCGGTGGGTACAATGAAAGAAGGCGGCCAATGTGCCGCCTTTTTTTGGCCCTGCAAAAAGTCGCCTGGCAGCGCCGATAGAGGCCGCGCAATCTCTTTCATAGTATTGTCTGGTGGAGTGACACCTAACTACTCAAAGAGAATGGACCTCAATGTCAAAAAAGCTACTCGCTTTCGCGCTAACTTCCAGCCTGGGCATGCTCGCCGGCATCCCAAGCGCATCCGCTGGAGTAAGTCTGTTCAAGGACTACACCTACGGCACGCCTATCGGGAAATACACGAAATCAGCAGGCTACTACGACTGCTCCAACCCCGAGCAAAAAGGGCGTTGCACCGATAACTTCGAATTTCTCGGCGAGAAGTTCACCGCGGCCCTGTTCTTCCGGGAAGACAGGCTGAGCACGGTGGCGCTGATTGCCCCGTACAAACAGAGCCTGTACCCGAAAGTGTCCGACGCGCTATCGAAGTCCTTCAACATCATTTCACTGGAAAACGAAAAGTCGTTTCTCGACATGGTGACGCTGAGAAACACGGTGAGCCAAGACGACTACGTGAAGAAGTTCATGGCCTTTGAGAGCTCAGCGCTTGCAACGGGCGACCTGACCTATACCTATCTGGAAGTGCCGGATACTGCCGGTTATGCAAACGTCGAAGCGATGTTGAAGGCGGCGCCTGAAGACGTTCGGGCGGCGGCCATACGGCTGGTGAGCGACAAGGAGTCATCCAGTCTGATTGTCAGGTTTGAGCTGCCGAATGTGAGCCTCAAGCCCGCAGATGAATCGTTCTGATGCCCGACCCTGCGTAATGGTTATGTCGAAATTAAACATAAAAGCGCTATTGTGATGTAGCGCCTTTGTGCCATTATGTCGGCAATTAACACCGCACGGAATACCTCAATGCGCACCAACCAGGGCATCAAGACAGGCAAAGCCTTCGGCATCCAGCTTGATCTTTTTTCTGTGCCAGCTTCCGAGCCTGTAGACGCCGGCTTTACGGTGAAATTGATGCGTCCGCACAAGTGGGCGTGCCAACGCACCATGGGTGAGTTGCCGCTGATCAGTATTGAGATCGAGCCTTTTGAAAATCGCTGGATGTGGGCGGCATGCCTGAATTCGCGCAACGGCTCTGCGCAGGGGTACAAGCCTTTTCCAAAGTGGGGGCGCTTTGCACCGTCCAAGCGTGAGGCGGTCGAACGGGCGGCGGATGAGGTTCGTGACTTCCTGCACCGTGCAACCAAGGATGAACAGCAGCGCATTGCCAAGTGGCTGGGCGACGTGCTGTCGGCGGCCCCGGGCGACTTCCCACCAGGTGGTAAATCATGAAAAAGAATCAAATCGACGCCATCAAGCAGCTTGAGACGGCGCTGCTACGCATCAAGCGCGCAGGGCTGGTACTGGTCGGTATCGACGACAACGTGTATGCCTCGGTCGATGACGAAGCCCTACAAGACGAAATGCGCCGGTCGTCGTCGTGCGAGGCGATCCTGGCGCGGAGCAATAGCGACCATGTGGGAACGACGCATGTAAGGCATTACGGCTGCTACCGCGACAGCGGGGGCGCATAGCCATCAGAAAAACTTTGCACCTAACTGGAAAGACTTTTCCAGTTGGCGCTCACATTGCTGCACAGCACCCTGGCCAGCGCCGCAATAAGCCAATCGTATGGAACCTGCAATGACTGATAAGTATTTGGAAGAGGCTCGACAGAAGGTCGTGGAAATGCGCGCAAGTCTGGAGATCACCCGATTTGCGATTGAGCAATACCCTGATAAAGACGACCCGGCCTATGCAAAATCGAAGGCGAGGGCGCTGATGGAGCTGGAGAAGACTGCCGAAAGCGTTGAGTTGTTGGCGGCCAGCCTGGGCGATATTCCCGCTCCCGTACGTCACTGACGTCGGCACCGCTCAAGCCAGCCGTTCCTGCTCTGCATTAAGGAGTTTCTGTAGCAGGTGCAGGGCAATGAGGTTGCCTCCGTGGGTTTCGCGCCAAGCCTGGTGGGTGGTTTTGTAAAGGTGATCGACTTCAGCGATAACATCCCTGTAGCGCACGATCTCAAGCACCAGACGCTGAATGTCAGAGTTAGGATGTTGGGACCAGATTGAACGCAATTCGTCCAGCGTGACAGGCCGGAATGGCGGTAATTCACGGGCCATGATTGATACCTGATATCTGTATGTATATCCAGTATTCTGGCATGGGTCTAATCTTGCTACTACCGGCAATCTCTGACCCCCTTTACACCAGGTGTAAAAGACGGACATTTGAGAGGGGAGCACTGCCATGACTGATACAACAGAAAGAGAGCGCCGGCTGGCGGACTGGAAAGAGCGTTTGGACAGCACGGTGGCTACCGACCAGCTGGATGTGTGGAATGCTGAGTTGCGCAATGAGGTCGATCAAATGAAAGCCAAAGGCTTGATAGATCCGGAGGAAGCTCACGACCTGCGCGAGCTGGCCGACTCTGCTTACAGTCACCACGTTGAAGACGCCTTGACCCGCGAATTGAACAGTTAAAGGAGCCCCGCCATGCCGACCTTTACCCCGGAAGACCGCGAGACGATCCGCGCCCAGGTGCAGGCGCAAATCACCGATATCGAAAGCGCCGTGTCCCTGGAGGACGTCGAGCGCAACAAGACCTATGCCGCCGGGTATGTCGACGCCATGGTCGCGGTTGGGGCCGTTGAACAGGCCGAAGCTGACGAATGGCGGCGCAAGGCCGAGTGGGTCGAAGGAAAAGCGGCGCTGCGCCTGGAACGCGAAGACTAGGCCGCACGTTACCCATAATGAACTGAACAGGAACCCGTTCATGTCGACTGAAGGCAGCGTAGGTCGTGTCACAATGGTTAGACTTTTATCTCAATCAACATAAGGCCGAGCGCGATGCGTGTAATGTCCAGGCTCAAAAAATTATTGTCCCCCGAAGATTTTCGCGAAGGCTATCGGCCAAAGTTTGAAGCCAAAAAACGCGCCGAAAATCCCGCGACCAACCTGGCCACGACCGGCGGTGTTTATGTCGACGCGGCGGTTCAGAAAGAGTGGCTGGATTGGGCTGAGTTGGAATACCGACAAGATGTCGCCTGGTAAGCCGAACCATACGATAAGGAACCCCCGCCGCCATGACTGCATACACCCCCGAAAACGGCTGCCCGAAGTGCGGCGGCCAATCCGGCTATAGCTTCACCATGACAGAAGAGCACGCCATGGGCGGCGCGTGGGGAGCCATGGCGTCGTCCGGTGACAACGGCAATCAGCGTTACAGCCTGGTGTCGTGTGAAGACTGCGGCCACAAGTTCCAGATGCAGACACTGCACAACCTCGGCGCGATTACCGGCGAAGGATCGGCCGGGGTCCAGCGCTTCGAATAACCAACAGAAAGGATCCCCCGCCATGGCCGTCTATGCCAAGAACATCACCGCTGAGCAAGCCGCCTGGCTCAAGACCTACGAAGACGCCACCGGTTTCGAGCCGATTCACCAAGAAGAGCTGGACAGTGGCGAGCTGACGTTTGTCGAGGTGGTCCGCCTAAACGTCCGCTGGTTTGAGCAGTTCGCCGAGGACGCCATGCACAAGATTGGCGATGCGCCCGGGATGATCGACGCGATCATTGCCGAAGGCAGCCGCCCGTCGCGTTACGAGTAACGCCGTTTATGTTCAACCACTCGCAACTGAGTGCGATCGACTGGAGGTAGAAAACCATGGCTAAGCAATTGCCCATTGCGGAAAAGGTCTATCACCCGGCCCGTGATCAAACACATTACGTCGGCAGGATCGGATACATCACGCTTTGCGGCTGCCAGAAGGGGGATATCGATCAGGCCCTGCCCACGGACGCAATGGTTGATTGCCCGGCCTGCATTGCCCTTATCCAGTATGTACAGACACACAAGTTCGACGAGCCAGGACAGAGCCGATATGGCAAAAATTGAAACCGTATACCTGCGCCGCTTCCTAGATCCGGTCAATGAAGCCAGCGCAGAGCACCGCAAAGCCATCACCGAGCTTGCCGGAGCGACCCAGCTGTCTGCCAGCCGCCGCAACAAAGTGCTGCGGGCGTGCGCCAAGGCAGAGGAAACCTACACCAGCGCCGTTGGCGAGTTGATTGGCGGCCTGAACAAGCTGGTGCAGGACGCTGAAGCCGAAGAGCCCGTGCCCAGTTGAGGTAGACCGATTTACTGATGAGCCCGCCGCGTGCGGGCTTTTTTATGTCTGGCGATCGAAGGGGAGGCAAACAACGGAAAACATACAAACGCTATTGTGATATGTTGTCTTTATGTCATTATGTCGCATATCAAATCAACACGCTCAGAGGTACCCATGACCAGCCAGGCACTACAGCGGCAAGAAATCGTTTTCTCTATGGCTCCCGAAAGCATGGTGCGCGTGCAGGGGCTGCTGAAGCGTTGCGGGCACCAAAATCTGAACCTGTTGTTGGCCCGCGGGCTGGCGCTTGTTGAGTTCGTTATGGACCAGATCGAAATGGGGCGCGCCGTTGGTAGCGTCATTCTTGGTGAAGAAGGCTTTCTACCGCTGCGTGAGCGCCCTGAACTGCTGAAGCCGGGTAGATCCACCCCGAGACCTGCATCGAGCACCGACGATCAATTGCAGGGCGGCTCAGGGGCGCAGGTGACGACGATCAATCCCAAGTTGGTGCCACGGCCCCGGGTGCCAGTGGAAGCTGCCTCTGAAGAGCGCATGCCACGCGCCCGCAGGTTGTTCAAGCATGCAGCCTTTGCCGTGAACGATGATGCCGGGCCTGTCCGATCGCTGGCGTTTCATCTGGAGCGGTGCGAATCCATGGGGCTGGAGCCACCAATTGCTTACAACGGCCATGCCTTGCCGGGAGGTTTGCGCTCGTACCACTTGGAAGAGATCCAGCGAATGATGGACGAAGAGTCGATGGCCACGCACTTCCTGTTGTGTGAAGCCACTGAGGTGCTGTCGTTCTTCGGCTATTTCCCAAACACAGGCTGGCATCGCATGAATACTGAAACACGGCAGTGGACGCTCGACACAGCCATTCAGAGCGGTGAGCGCTCGCTGTTCCCGATGGATCTGGCCGCTGTGTATCTGCGCCGCCAAGTGGACAGACCGCCCGAGCAGCAGCTGCAAGCCTGATCCACACAACTCTCTGACTGACTGCGAACACCTGCAAACCCCGCGGGTGGCGCCCCCGTGCGCGCTATTAAATTGGCCAGCGCAGATCAGGAGCTGTTCCGTTCCCCGTTCGATCGTCTGGAGACTGTGAAGTGAGCGCGTTTGAAGTAGTCGATGAAGCCCGTAGTGATTTTGAGTGTGACCACGAAGGCCCATTTGATCGCAAGAAAGGCCCGATGGGGCGCAACCTGGATGAATACAAAGAGCCGCAGGTGCAGCGCGATTACATGCTCTGGTTGCGTGCGCGCGCTTCTGTGCGGTCTTGCCGGTGCTGTGATGGCGTGGTGGTGCAATGAGCAAGCGGATATTCAGCGAAGAAGATCTGGCCCGCCTGCCGCCGGCCATGACTCAAAGGGCGCTGGGTAGGCGTGGAGCTGGCAAGAAGGGTGAGGAACCGGAACACATGCGCATGCCCGGAGCGTCGGGCAAGAAGTCGGCAGCCGGTGGCGGGATGAAGGCTATGCAGGCGCTGGGGCGCTTGAAAACGGGCGAGCTGAATAAGACCGAAGAACTTTACCAAGCGCATTTGGAGAGGCGCCGGATGATCGGTGAGGTGGTGTGGTACCAGTTTGAGCCCTTCAAGCTGGTGCTGGCCCCGAAAACGACCTATGCGCCGGACTTTCTCGTGCAGCTGGCCAGCGGGCACCTGGAGGTGCATGAAGTGAAGGGATTTTGGACTGATGACGCGCGAGTAAAGATCAAGGTAGCTGCCGAAAAATTCCCGATATTCAAATTCATAGCCGTCATGAAAGTGGATGGGGGGAAAAATATCGATCCGTCCTGGAAGATGGAGGATTTCTGATGCTGCTGGACGAGGCAACGCACGAGGCGCATGAGGTTTATATAAATCACGCCATGCTTTGCCGCTCATGCCATCCACCAACAAAACGCTATTGTCATGAAGGTGGCGGCCTGCGCGATCGCTACGAAGCGCACTATCTGATGAGTCTGGACCTGTACGCCCGCCGGGCATTCCTGGCGCAGCTGGAACCCATTGATCCAGTGCGCTGCGAAGCCATAAAAACGCTATTAATAGAGATCCATCAGCGTAATCAGGCTGAGCTGTGCTGAAACCGGATCAGTTGCGGGCCCTTTATTTTCGGGGGTGTCATGCATTGCTACGGGCGTAGCCTGACAGGCGGTAGCCTTGAGCCTAACGGATTGGATCCGTCGGGGAATGTCGGTAAAAACGCGCTTAACTTCAGAATCGGGGGCGCCTGAAATAATAGGAAGTTGGCAAAAGTTCCACCAGTCATTGGGAACTATTTAGGCATTTCGGGGTTGCGATTGGTCCGGGGATACAATTTAATGGCGCCACTGACTAAAAGGTGACGCCAAATTGTCTGCGAACGGTGATAACGGGGAAGGGATCGCGCTGGTGGAGGGCGAGCAGTTCGATGCTGCGCCTGCAAACCTGGCCATGTTTGAACCTGATGAGTGCGGGGAGGGCATGAGCCCATCGAGCCGCGCTAAGGATGAAGAGCAGGCCCTGCGCGATGTTGTTGCCAGTCGCCTTGTGAGAGCCCGCCGGGCCGCTGGCCTCAAGGATTTGGAAGTGGCTAAGCGTCTCGGTCATTCCAATCTGACGATGATCAGCCTCTTCGAAAATGGTCACCGATCGCCGAGTCTGAAAAATCTTCAGGTGCTGGCCGATCTTTACGAAGTCACCACCGACTATCTGCTGGGTCGCACTGATGATCTTGGACTGGCCCCTGAAGAGGGCAATCAGGCCCTGATTACGGGCGTCTTGACGGCAGTTCTTGGCAAATACAACCAGCGTTATCTGGAAGGCTTGGCCCGAGTGACGGCAATCAGCGTCGAAGGCGCGAGCATGGATCGCGTGCTGCTGGGCCGAGTGGCTGAAATCTCCATCGAGCTGAGCGATGCATTGGCGGTCATCCGCAAGCATCACGGTTCGGCGTTTGAAGGCCTGCGTGGTGGTGGCAAGTTGGAGCGCCTTATCTCCGAGCTGTCGGTGTCAGTGAAAGACCGAATTGCAAGCAAACAACGCGAATCTGCCCTTATCGAATTCGATCATCCTGTCTGCACGGTGCAACAGGTGAGTGAAGCTGTACAGCAAGCCCTGTTTTAACACCGGTTTGTAAGTCAGCCACCCGGCATAGGGTGGCCATGCCGGGCTGTCGTGCGCTAGGTGCTGGGTAAGGGATGCCACACGGTCCCGAGCTTTTGAAGTCTTTCGACAGGGAGGCTTCATCAGGTAGCCGATGTTGGATAACGGTCAAAATTGGGGAAATGGCTCGACACCATTGCAGCGCCCGCCGTGGCGTCCCCTATACGGCATTGGGGAGCCCGTTTCGGCGGGCTGATCCTTCTAGGATTCTGGCCCGCGGTTGCGGGTTTTTTTGCGCCATGCGTGCAGAAAGTTGCGGTTTTTACGTGGTCGATAGCCAAGAAACTTTGCATTAAGGTTGCTGACAAGTGGCACGGAAAAAGATCGAGGGTACTGATGTTCAATCCAAATCTGCCGAGGATAAACAATCCCCGGACGATACTGGCCGGCCCGTGTTTACACCCCCTCAAAAGCCAGAAGTTAAGGTGAGGGCTGGTCGCGTTCTAAAAACGGCCCCTGCAAAGGCATCGAAAAAAGCCCCAGCAAAACCCAAGAGGCCCGCCGCGACCAAGCCAGCGGCAGGGGCTACAGCTGCGCCCGCACCGACCAAACCGCCACGCAAAACCGGTGGGAGTACCCGAGTAAAGAAAGCCGTAAAGCTGAACACCAAAGAGCTGGAAGCCTTGCAGGCTGGGAGTCTCCACGATTTAGACGCCCGCCAAGCGAAGTTTGTCGACCTTTGGCTGGTCACTCAAAACGGCACTCAGGCGTATCTAGATGCGGGCTACGAGTGCAAATCCGACGCCGTAGCCGCTGCGGCAGCCAGTCGCCTGTTAAAGAAGGTTAAGGAACATCCCTACACCCTGGCCAAGCGCGCGGAGCTGTTCGCCAAGACCGAGGAAATCACCGGGCGTGTGATTCAGCGGATCTACGGCGCGGCCATGGCTGATCCCCGCGAACTGGTGGAATACATCTACAAGTGCTGTCGGTGCTGCCATGGCAAGGATTTCCGCTACCAGATGACCCCGCGTGAACTGGAAGCGAGAAAGGCCCGGCACCAAGAGCTGGTGGCTGAAGCCAAGCATATGAAGCGCAAGCCACCGGTGTTCGACGAACTGGGCGGACTGGGCTTTGACACCAATCTGGATCCGCACCCGGACTGCCCTGAGTGCAATGGCAACGGTATCGGCCAGCTCGTGCTCAAGGACACCCGCCACCTTTCACCTGGCGCGCTGGCGCTGTACGGCGGCGTGAAAGAAACCAAGGACGGGCTTGAAATGAAGGTTTACGACGCTCGCCCGTATCTGGAAATGCTGGGACGGATCTTCAACATGAACATCGAGCCGGCACAGCCACCCGCGGCCCAAGTGGACACAGAGCGACTTAATGAGGCGTATCGCCTCGGCCTGGAACAAACAAATGCCCAGCGAGAAGCCATGGCCCAGCGCCAAGCCGAGATCGCCGCTTTGGACAATGGTGGTGACGCATGACGCTTAACGCCGATCGGCAGCCAACCCCGCAGAACATCCGCAAGGCCCGGAAAAACCGGAACCTGAGTGAGAGCGCTGCCGGGGAACTGATTTACGTGAGCCGTGAGTCTTGGCGCCTGTACGAGAAGGGTACGACCAAGATGAAGTTGGGGCTGTGGGAGCTGTTCCTGTTCAAAACCGGACAGCTCTGGATCAAGCCCATTGTTGAAGTGCGCCCGAAGGCCAGCCGGCCAGGGCGAATCGAAAATCTAAGGCCGTTCATGGCCAACACGTTAGGAGCTGACTGATGGGCAATACCGCCAAGGCAAAGGGAACGCATGACACCGATCTGTTGCTGGCCAGCAACGTGTCGGCATTCAGGCAGTGGCTGATCACCCAAGGGTTCGCGGTCACGGCGCCCGACCACGCCAACATCGCCCGCGGAGTGCATTACTGGGTCGAGATCCCAGGCTGCAAGCCCGTATCAGTCCAGGAAAGTTTTGGCCGCAAATCGCGCTACGCACAGACCCACTATCGCCTGCGCCGGGTGCTGAATAGCTTCCTGACGTCCCCTATGGCCAGCGCCATCAAAGAGATCGTGCGCACCAAGGAGCCAAATCCAGTGCAAACCGTGATTGGTGGCAAGCTGCAACATTCCGCCCCGGCGGCCAATACAGAGGTGCCGGCGATTCTCCAGAAGCCTGCGCAATCGCCGAGCGCGTTCCTTCTCGATGAAGGCGACCTTCTGCGCGCCCTCGATATCGACAGCCCTGTCCCGAAAGGAGTGGAGGCGCATGACGTATTCGGTGTGCGCGTATCCGACGGCGTGCGCCCTGGTAATACCGTTGTCGCCCATATGAAAGTCTACGACGGCCCCCAGTCCCGCCGTTTCGTTGAGGTGGTCGATTATCCGCTTTACACAGGCAGCGGCGACATTAAGCAGCAAGCGGCTGAGCTGTTCCAGCGCGCGGCAGCACTACCGAATGCCACCATCCTTGTGGATGCAAAGGGAATGGGTGCGTTTTTTCTTCAGTGCCTGCAAACCTTCGCGAGCCCGACAGTCAGCCGTTACGGCCTGATGATGGGCCAGTCACTGGCCAAGCGTGGCACCAGTGGGCGCTTTTTCAACCGGCGCGCTGAATGCAGTGTGCTTGCTGCCCAAGCCATCAAGTCCGGCATTGTAAAGCTGGCCATCCCGCAGAGTCTGCGCCCCGCCAACTACGAAACGGTGCTGGAACATTTGGGTTTGAAAGTGCCGTATCACGTTGATGACACCGGGCGTTTTCGGGTGGACAAGCCAGATGACTGGAAACATGAGCATGCGGAAGCGGCGGACCTCTTCGAAGCCATTTCCTTGGCCTTCCACAGCACTGAACTGCCGATTGCAGTCGAGAAGAAGGCGCCCCCGGTTGCAGACCCAGGCGCGTGCCCGAACCCGGACACGCGCCCGTCAGCCAAGCCCCTGGACAAATTCCTGATCGAGCTGCGTGACGACTTCGCGCTTACCTGTCCGCTGGTGCAGGAAAAAGACGAAAGCATGGCCGCCTTTGCTGATCGCCGGTGGGTGTACGCGCAGGCGATGATCGACGCACGCCCCGTGTAGTCCGGGGATAGACCCGGAACGGACTACATGGATTGTCGATTTTGCGAAAGCGATCGCGTCACCTGGCGGCGGACCAAAAAAGCCCCCGCCTACACCTACTGCCGTGACTGCAAGCGTCGGAACTGTGAGGTACATGCCCACAAGCTGCCGCACGGTGAAAACGAATGCGACCGCGCCCAGCTGCGGCTCAAGATTTAGGGGATGTACATGCAGGCTTTATCTATCGCACCACCCGCGGCGCCTGCTGGCGTCATGCTGAGCGAGCGCCAGCGCTACCGGCTGGATACCGTGAACCTGATTATCAAATCCCTGGCAGCTTCAGGCCTGCGCACTTTTGGGCGCGGTGATTTGGTGGCCAGCCTGGAGCCAAAGCGTTTGGGTGGCTTCTACTTCTCCCCGCCTTTCGCTGAAGCCCGCGCTGTGGACTTGGAATCGCCGGTGGTTGGGCGTGCTCGCCTGCTGCCTGGATTCAATGGCACCTATGCCGCGCAGCGGTTGGTGCGCTGTCTGGCTGCTTATGTGGCCGAGGGGCGCAGTGTCCCGGCGGCCACGTTGGCGCAGGCCCTGCTGGCGGATGGAAGCCAGCTGATGGAAGAGTTCCGATTCACCAAGGCGTTCGCCAAGCCGATCGAGATCAACGGCAAGGCCGGGCCGAAGCCATGAGTCAAACCATCACCAATCGCCTGACCGGCGAGACGCTGACCGTGTACCTGGAGCTGGGGGATGACCTGTGGCTGCGCAATGAGGCTGGCGACATCGAGCACGCCGAGCGCGCACAGCTCCCCGCCGATCGTTGGCACTTCGAAGGTGTCCGCGGTGCGGGCGATGACATTCCGCGCATCGCCATTAACCACAAATTTCCACCGCCACTGACTGGGCTGCTTGAACTGTTTGGACGCACATACAACTTCTCAACTGAGCGCACTGCACCATGACCTTGTTCTTCAATCGTGAGCATTTCGAGCGGTCCTGTCGTCACGCCGGCATCAGTGACCTGGCCTATAACGATGAAACGGGCGAGTACGCGAACGCCCACACACAAAAGACGTTCCAGGTATGGGAATCGCTGGCGCAGTCCAAGCAGGGCACCAAAACCCCAACAGCCTGGCTGACTCGGCACCGTGGCAAGGATCAGGGCATTTCGGTACCGCGGCCACACACCAACTTGAGTCCCGAGCAATGGGCACAGCGGGCCGCCCGAGGCTGGGAGCAACCGCTGGCGCTGTGGCCGGCCATGCCTGTGACCAGCGCCAGCGAGGACGCAATCCTCAGTGAGCGTCAGCGCCAGAAGCTGGTGAAGGGCTACAACCCTGAACTTGATCGGCGTTATCGCAATGATGAGTTGCTGCGCGCGGCGGCAGGCTATGTCCTCCAAGTGCTGGTGCCGGACTACGCCACCACCCTCTGGCCATGGCCGCACTATCCGATGAAGGCAGAAACCCGGTTGCGCGCGATCGAGAAGGCCGCCGCGTTGCTGATTGCCGAGCACGAGCGGGAGTCGGCGCAGCTGGCCACGGAGGGCGCTGCATGAGTGCGCGCCTGATCCAAGAGGATGAACGTTGGCCTGCATTTGTCCGCCGTTATGCGAACGACCTGGCCGCGTTCGCACGGGAGGTGTGCGGCATGGAGGTGGATAGCCAGCTGGGGCGGGCCTTCGAAAGCGCGCAACTGCCGGACTGCCGCGTGTCGATCGCCTCAGACCTAAATGCGATGGAGCGGGGAGTGATCAGCCCGCTGGCGCCCATCGCGTTCTGGCGCTTGCTGTGCCGCCCCGACGCGCAGACCCTCGTAGCCGTGCCGTTTGGCGACATGCTTCGCTGCTGTGAGCAGTACAGCAAGCTGGTCAGGAACATTTCGGGCGAGCACGCGTGGTTGGTTGAACACCTGCGAATCACCATCCGAAGCATCAGGCTGCGCCAGCAGGAGCAGTGGTGCGGCGTTCTCTTTTTTGCTGCGAGCGCGCATTCCCCCGAAAACATGGCCGGGTTTTGTGGGCGTGATGTCATGTGGTTGATGGAAGACGCCGGGGCCATGCCTGCCGTGAGCTTTGAAGTAGCGCGTGGGGGGCTGGCCCACTGCAACAACGGCGGGATGGTGCTGCACGCCGGTCGATTTCGGCTCAAAGGCTTTTTCCGCGACACCCAAACAACGTTGAGCTGCTGGGCGTCTGGCAGCAGCTGGAAAGCGTTCGTTCTGAACGGTACGGAACACAGCAAACCGTCGCTAAAAGTGCGATTGGCGTAGCCGTAGAGTGGCAGGGGCCGGGGAACTGGCCCCTTTGTGTTTAAGGATAATATGGCCAAGCCTAAACCCAAGCGTCTGCGTCTAGAGGCAGACCCGAGGTGGCCCGCGTTCATCGAGCGTTACGCATTCAACCTGTACGCCTTCGCGGTTGAAGCGTGCTTGATGGAAGTCACACCGCAACAACAAGACCTGTTCAATGAGTCCTCAGTCTATGGCTGCCGGGTATCGGTATCGTCTGGCCACGGTACTGGTAAAACCCGCAGTTTCGGCGTTATCTGTCTTTGGCACTTGCTGTGCTACCTGAATTCCAACACCTATGTGACCGCACCGAAACTCAAGACGGTGCGAGAGGGCGTATGGAAAGAAATCACCACCATGCTCGCCGAGATCCGCAAAGGCCCGCATGCGTGGATCGCTGACTATGTAGTGATCCAGGCCGAAAAGGTCTACGTGGTTGGCAATAGCGCCACCTGGTACGTAACCACCCGTACCGCCCCGCGCGGCTCCCCTGAGAACTTGGCCGGTACCCACGGCGACTATCTGCTATGGCTGGCGGATGAGGCGTCTGGCATCCCCGACGAAAACTTTGGTGTGATCGGTGGCGCTCTGACCGATGAGCGAAACCGTTTCATCATGGCCAGTCAGCCCACGCGATCGACCGGCTTCTTTTGGGAAACCCACCATGGCCAGTCGATCTACCGCGGCGGCCCGTGGGTGCCCCTGGTATTCAACTCCGAAGAGAGTCCGATTGTTTCGCTTAAGTTCATCAAGGAGAAGCGCCAGCAATACGGCGGTACCGACGAAGCGGAATACCAGATCAAGGTTAAGGGGATGTTCCCTACCAACCTGAGCAAGTACTTGCTGAGTGGCGCCATGCTTGAGCGCGCCATTGCGGCGTCCAGCCCGATCCTGCCAGGTGAAGAGTGGGGCCATGTGATCGTGGTTGACGTCGCGGCTGGCGTAGGGCGAGACAAGACGGTGGCCACCCACCTGCGAGTCAGCGGTAAGGGCGACCGGATGGCCAACGAGCGTCGGCGCAAGGTGGAAGTGGTCGACGTGCCAATCTACAGCGCTACCGAGGACTGGACACCGCTGGCGGTCAAGCTGCGCGACTACGCCATGCAATTCCCGAACGTCACCATCGTGATCGACGTCAACGCCATGGGTATCCAGTTCATGCGCCGCCTGGAGGAATTGCAGATGGGCAGCATGATCATCCAGGGCGTGCAGTGGGGTGCCCGTCCGCACTCCAACGAAAACCGCAAGCGATTCATCAACCAGCGCGCCCAGTGCACTGTCCACGCCACCGAGGCGATCAAAGACAACGTGGTCAAGCTGGCGCCCAAGTACAAACGCGACCTCATCGACCAAGGCTCCCGCCTGCCGTATTCGTTCGACGAGCTGGGGCGCTACAAGATCGCCAGCAAAGAGAGCATGGCGGCAGACGGCCTGTCCTCGCCTGACCTCTTCGACACCATCTGTATGGCCTTCCTGGAAGACGTGAACTACGTGGCCTGCACCGAGGAAACATCGGTGGCCAAGTCTTCGCGCGCTGAAGCGGCCCTGAGCAAAGCCAACGACCTTTTTGCCGACGTCGCATAAACATAGATTTTTATGTTTATTGGTGTATATTTCGACGTGACCAAGAGGCAAAACCCCGTGTTTCTGGTCTTTAATCGCGTGAAACAGCGATAAAACTGGTACGGGGATAGTTTTGAGGGTTTGAACATGGAATTGCGCCGCTACAGGAAGAACCACCGACTACGTGCCGAAAAAGTTGATTCGTCTGTATTCGTGGCCTTTTGGGCTGATGAGAAGTATGTCCACGCGCTGGACCGTGATGGCGTTGAGTGGATGCTGTGCGGCAAGCACTCAATCAAAGAGATCGAGGCCGGGGATACCAGCTTGACGCGGGCGCACCGCAGTAGTCTGGTACGTGTGAGCGCGATCGATCGCGTCATGTCGCGCAACGAGCTACGAAAAAACAAGCCTGATTATTTCTGCGTGGTGGGCGGACGTGAGTTCGGCGTGTCCCGCACCTGCCGGCCTACCCTCTATGCGCAATATCGCGCCTACGTTGCAGAGCACGGGTTTGTGCCGGCGGTGGCAGCATGAAGCGCAGCCGGCATGACGACGATAACCGCGGATTCCTCTTTGCGACGGGCCAGCTGAGCAAGGTTGAACGGATCGGCCAGACCCGCAACTTCGACTACTTCCCCAAGAAGGCCCGCCCGGCAGGCGCCTCGCTGAAGCCGAGCGACGTGCCCGCGTTGGTGGCCAAGGCGCTTGCTGGCGCTGGTCCAATCAAGCAGGGGGAGGCCTTTGAGCACTTTCTGGCCGTCGTTTGCGACAACTACCGGTTTCACGCTTTCCATTTCATCATCGCCGCGCCGCGTAGTGTTGGCGGGCGCCGTCGGGCGGTTCTGCTGAGTGAGCGCACGTTGAACGGGAATGTCGAAATGGCTTCGGCCTACGCCATCCGGTTGGTGGAGTACGCCGCCGCGTTGGGCAATCCCCGGGTGATGATCAGCGTGTTGTCGTTCTGCTGCGATCTGGCCCGTTGCCTTACCCGTAGCGTGCCGAACAGTATGGAATGGGCAGACGCCAAGGTGCAGTGGCCACCGGAGTGCGAATCGCTGCGCGACCAGTATCAGGACAACTACGCGCTGGGCTTTGAGCGCTACAAAGAGGCTTCAGCCACCAAAGTCATCAAGTGCCCGCCCCTTGACTCGCTGGCGGGTCAGGTGACGGCGATGGCGCCGAGCATCGACGGCCAGGGGCGCGTAGCTCTCACCCGTCCGGGCGACAGAATGGACCGCGAACTTGAGGCCCTGTGTCTGTTGTATCTGGACGAAGAGCGCGAACGCTTGGCCAGCGACCCTCGTGCCACTCTGCTGGCGGGTTGATCGTGGAGAGCGTGAGTGCCGGGCCGGTGCCGTTGTGGCGAGAGTTCAGGCCAAGCAGCTGGACACGAACCGACGGGGCTGGGGCCTCGCAACCACACGGCTGGGACGATAAGCCCGAGGCGGATTACTGGCTGGCGTGGGCACCGTACATTACCGGCGATCGCAGAGACGTTGGGCACCCGGATAAGGTCTTGCGCCGGCGTTTCAGCACAAAAGAGGCCGCAATGAAGTACGCCGACAAGACGTGGCCACCGGGAAAGTGGCAAGACAGCGAATAGGCAAAGTGCCCCGCCATGAGCGGGGTTTGTTTTGTCTGGAGGATGCAAAGCGCTCCGCAGAGAGGGCTGATGGCGCCGGGATAATCCGCTGGTGTTTGAAGAGGTGAGCGATGATCCCTGAAGTCCGGTTTTATCTGGAAGTGCGCAAATTCGCGCTGACTGAGCCGTCGTATTCCACTCGGCGCCAGGTGGTGCGTAGCTTTCCGAGCGAGCGCTATCACCTGCAAATGATGGCGCTGAGGGTGTACGGCGATACAAGTGAGGTGCTGGCCATTCAGGCAGCGGCTGGGCTGTCGACGGTTGATTCCCCACTGGAAGAACAGGACGTGGTTCTGCCAACCAAAGAGCACTTGGCCTACCTAAAACAGAAGTCAGGCATCGTCGCTGCCGTGAGGTCCGTTCGCTGATGGCCGCCAAGAAGGGTGTACGGAGCAAGGTCGTAATTTCGGCGAACAAGGCCAGTGCGGAAGCCCGAAAGCTTTTCGAAGCCGACCGGGCGCAGCGTATTGGCGACCAGAGCGCGATTCTGTCCGCCGACGACATGGCGGGCCTGTATGACCCGAAGCGCGGGCTATTCACCACCTTGGGCGGCGAATTCAGGCCTGTCACCGTTGATGACCTGATTGCGTTCCGAGCCGCGGTGCACGACATCCAGCGCCGGCATGGCCAGCGCAAGGGCAACGTACCTGTCACCGCGGCCCCGGGCGGGATCCTGGCAAAGCAGGTGGTCAACCTGTCGGCGCCGGATGATCGAGCCCGCGCCAGCCGGGAAATCCACACGATAATCCCTATCAGCAACCAGGGCGGTGTGGTGCATATCACGACCAACGCCAGTGCAAAGTCTGACGTCTCCCGACATCACGTCTATGTGCAGTTTCTGGACTACGACAAGGTGCTGGCCGACGGCAACACCACGCTTGAAGCGGCCCGGCGCATGCTGGCGGGCAAGCTGAAGTTTGATTGCGACTGTGGGCGGCACACGTTCTGGTACCGCTATATCGCCAGCATTGGCAGCTTCAACTATGGGCGGCCAGAGGATGGTTTCCCCCGCGTTCGTAACCCCACCCTGAAGGGGATTGCCTGCAAACACGTCATCCGCGTCATGGCCACCATCACCGCGGGCGCGACGTTCAATCTGTTCGCCAAGCGCATGATCGAAAACGGGCGGCGCACCCTCAGCAACAAACGCACGGCAGTGACCGTGAAGGAACAGCAGGCGTTCGTCGAACAGATGGAGCAGGCCCGCAAGCAAGCCAAACGCGGGACCGTGATCAAGACGTCCGAAGAGCTGAAGACACAGCGCCAGGCACAGCCGTCGTACCAACGCCAGCAGGAAGCCCGCAAGGCCGGCGCCGCCGATCGCGCCGCGGTGCGTGCGGCAAACGACAAGTTGCGCCATAGCCAAGCCGCAAAAGTGAACAGGAAGGCGTCCAGCGTCCAGCACCAGGCGCTTACGGCTGCGATGAAGGCCCAAGGCTTCAGTAAGAAACAGATTGCCGCCGCGCTCAGCGCCGTGAACAAGGTAAAGGGATAAGACATGCTCAATAACGTGGCCATTCAGATCAACCGGGCAAACCGTCAGCGCACCCTGCGCGAGCCCAACGCTATCCCCTGCGTGCTCTTTGACAAGAAGGTCACCCGCACCAGCGACGACGAGACTGCCGACGGTTACCCAACCATCGGCCCGTTGGGCGTCATGAGCGATGAGGACGAAACCGCTTACGAATGGGTTGAGGTGGGCGAGGCCATGATTCACTTCGCTCAGGGCTATGCCGCGCCCCTGGGCAACACCTCCGACGACAGCAGCCGCATGGACTATGCAGAGGGCGTGCTTGAAGCGTCGATTGAGCCGCTGGCCGATCCAGGTACCGAAGCCTATGTGCAGCCTGGCAAGCGCATGCTGGTAGCCGTGCTGATGGGGGAAGGCGTGATCATCAACTTTGAGATCGTCGACGTCACAGGCAACGTGAATATCCCGCCCTATACCCGCAAATACCTGCTCAATCCTCGGCCTGATGAGGAAGCGAGCGAGGATCTAAACGAGTAGCCAGAACGGTGCAAACCGGCGCCGGGATGCCCTTGTGGGCGCCTGTACGCTGGAGGTTAATTCAAGCCTCTGTGTGTACCTGAATGGCGAACTCAACTGATCACAAAAAGGGCCTTATGGCTCGCTTGGCCGACGGTGCCCGCAAGGGTGTCGACCTGATCACGGGCGGCCAGCTCGCTGATATGACATTTGCTCAAGCCGCCACACAGGCCGAAAACCGAATGGCGCAGGTGTCTACCTTCGATGCTGATTATGTCGGCATGGAAATGCTGCTGGGCAACGGCGACAAGCCCGTTCGTTCCAGGGCGCAGCTGTACCAGAAATACCACTTCATGATGCAGGAAGGCATGATCAGCACCGCCCTGCGCAACAACGTGCAGATGGCGCTGGGTGGCCACGAGACAACCGGCGAAACGATCTTTCTTGAGCCCAAGCCGAAGATCAGCAGCGCCGATAAAAAGATGCTCGAAGAGCTGGCGCCGATCGTCAAAATGCTCAATGACAGCTGCCATTCCATGGGGGTGAGCGCCACCGGCTTCGGTGATGCCTACGCCAAGCTGTATGTCGTGCCCAAGGAAGGCATCGTGGCGTTTGATCACGAAAGCATTCTGTCGCCGATCGTGCAGCCCTATGTAGAGCTGGGGCGCACGGTGGGTTACGTGGTCAGCCTGGGCGAGAAAATGCAGAGTCGCGTGTCTCCCTTGGAAATGGTCCGGTGGAAGATGCCGCGCATGGGGTTTGTGTCCCAGTTCCGCGCGCTGGAAAACGCACAAAAGATCAATCTGGAAGCCAAGTCGTTGCGCGACGTCATGCCGCTGCCGGATCTGGTTGGCGGTTCTCTGCTGGAAGCCGCTGAGCATGATTTCGACAACCTCTATGCCGCCGTGCGCGGTCTAGTCGGGCAACGTATCGCCAGCTCGATCGAAGAAGTGCTGCTGTCGATGAACTTGGCAGACACCACCAAAGAGCAGCGCGAGCGCATCACCAAGAACACCGTGAAAATGCTCACGGAAATGAAGGCCCGCGCTGAAAAGCAAATCAGCGAGGGCATTTATTCGACGTCCCGTAACTTCAACATCATGCCAGTGTGGAACGACAAGCAGCTGACACAGGTGAGCAGCATTGCTTCCGGTGCCAGCGGCCAGAACCTGGGCGTTGAAGACGTGATGTTTCACGCCAAGAAGCTAGCAGGCACCCTCGGTACCGACATTTCACAGATGGGCTTCGCCGACCTGCTGTCCGGCGGCTTGGGCGATGGTGGCTCCAACCGCACCAGCGCCATGGGTGCCGAGCGCGCCCGGATGCTGCGCACCAGCTACACCAACATGGCCAACGACACGATCGATCGCCATATGTTGGCCAAGTACGGCAAGTGCTGGCCGAACGCCGAACGCCCCTACACGATCAATTTCTACGGCGCGATCGCCGCACTGGAGGCTGAAAAGCAAATCAGTGCCGAACGCGCCATGAACAAGGCCGCGATCCTGGTGCAAATCATGGCTCAGCTGCGTGAGCTGGGGCTGCCGCAGGACACCGTGAGTTACCTGCTGGCCAAGGTGGCGGAAATGGATACCGAAGCGGCGGAAACATTCGCCAAAGGCCTGGCCAACGCCAAGCCACCAGTGCAACCGGGTTTCGGCGGTGGCGGTGACAACGATATGGATTTGCTGCCGGGTGCTGGCGGTGGCAACAACGATGATGAGGACGGGCAGCAATGAGTAAGCGCACGGGCGTGATCCGCTACAACCTGAACGACAACGGGCGCACCTTCACCGGTCAGGCGCGAAAGATCGATATCGACGCGGCCATGCGCTTGTTCAACGGCGCTGCGCTTCAGGAGGCGATCCAGAAAGGCGACATCGTGGGCTATGTGGGCCATCAGTACCGCGAGAAATACAAGCTGGACGTGCCGGAAACGGTGATTGAAGGCGGGGTGCCGGTGGTGCTTGAGCCGGCGCTGCGCACGATCTACATCAAGTGCTTGCCAACGGGCGACATCGAGCACGAGCAAGAGTTTTTGGATACCGCGCCGGGCCGGGTGGCGCTGCGCTTGTGGGAAAGCAAGGCCTACGGCTTCAGCTCGGCGATTTTCGCGCCTGAAGAGGGCGGGTTGCGCGTACCGAAAGGCTATTTCGGTATGGACCTGGTGCGGGCGCCCAACTATGACAGCAACCGCGGCTATGCGGTGATGCTCGATAGCGCGGACGCTGGCGCCTTCTCGGGTGTGGACACCTTCGCTTCCGACAACGCGGCACTGCTGGACTCTGTAGACAGCATGATCAAGGAGTCGGACGCCTTTGCCGCGAGCGTCAGCACCGACCTCCTGAAGCAATACCAACTCAATGACGATCTGATCGAGCAGAACGCGCGCCTGCTGGAGAAGCTGCGCCAAGCCAATATCGCAGCGCCGATGCTCGATAGCGCCCCGGCGGTGATGGAACGCGGGATTCCAATGGATCCCGGTACCGCAATGCTCGATAGCGCTAATCGTTTCATGGGTCGCTCCGATCTGCCGGGGTATGAGGCACCACCGGTGAACGATGATGAAGAAAAGGGCGCCATCGCAGCGGTGGCCAGCGGCATGAAAAAAACGCTGTCGGTGGTCAACTCTGTTCTGCGCGGGCACTAAGTCATGGCCCAACTTGATCATGACGCGGCCACGGGCTTCCTGCGCGGTGAGAGCATTGCCGACGAGGTTGAACAGCTCGCACAAGAACTGAAGCTGCTGCGCAGCATTGACGCCAACACCAGCGAGATCGCGCGCCGGCTTGGCCAACTGAGCCAAGGGCGGCCAGCGGTGCAGCCTGGACCTGCTGGCGCCCGCCGAGCGCCGATCATGGTCAACAACGCCGCCAATGACCCTGCCGCCGCTCGATCGTCTTCGCGATCCTCTTCGCGGGCGGCTGGTGAGGCCCGCGGAGCGCGCAACCGTGCAGGAATGGCGGGGGAACGTTTGGCGGCATCGCCGCGCCAAGCTGGCACCCGGGACGCATCCGGGCGGTTCGTTGGTGGCGCTTCGGCCAAGGGTGGTGCCAATGATGGCGCGGGATCTGAAAGCTCCGCACGGTCGATTGGCAGCGTGATCGCCGATGCCGCACGCGACGTTAAAAACGGGCTGACCGCCGACGTCGACAACGTAGATCCGACCATTCAGGCAGCGAAAGAGCTGAGCGGGATCCTGTCGCCCGCAATGGCGCTATTTAAGCCGCTCGGGCGCCTGTTTGGTCGCAACAAGGACGCACAGCAGACCAAGCAGCACCGAGAGAGTGTCACCTGGCTACGCCGTATCTGGCGTGGTCAGGCTGACGCCACCAAGGGGCAAGGCCGTGGTGGAATGGGCGGCATGCTGGGGATGCTGCTGGCAATGGTCACGGCGGTGCTGGCGCCCTTCAAGGCGCTGGGGCGCATGTTGGGTATGGGTAGAGCCCTGAAGGCAGTCAGCAACCTAATGCCGGGCCGTGGCGCCGCATCAGGCGCGCGGGCAGTGCGTGCTGGCACCCGATCGGGAACGCCTACCAATGGCCCGCCCATCATCGAAGGTGGCGAGGGACGCAGCGCGAAGGCCGCCAAAGGAAGTAAGGCTGGCGGTATCAAGGGCGTGGCAAAAAGCGCGGGCGGTGGAATGCTCAAAGCGGGCAAAGGCCTATTGCGCAAGATTCCGTTTGTTGGTGCATTGATAGGCGGCGCAATGCTGGCTAACGATGCGATGGCAGGGGATGACCCTGAGCTATCCAAGGACGAGAACAAGAAAAACAAATGGGGGAACGTAGGTAGCGGCATTGGGGGGATCGCAGGCGGTTTGCTAGGCATGCTTGGCGGGCCTGCCGGTGCGATTGCTGGTGGTCTGATTGGCGATCAGCTCGGTGGAATGGTTGGCGAATGGCTGTCGACGGTTGATTTCGATTCGGTTCTATCGAATATCAGCAGCACATTCTCAGGGTGGGCCGATAGCGCATCCAAGGCAGCCAGTGCGGCATTCGAATTCGTCAAAACAGGCTGGGACGGGCTGGTCACATCGGGTACCAAAGCCATCAGTGGCATGGCCGACTGGGCACGAGACACCTGGAAAGCGGTCACGGACAAGGTCGCCGGCTGGAAGGACACCGCTGCGGATGCCGTGCAGAGGGGAAAAGATTATGTCGGTGAAAAGGCCACTGCCGTAAAGGATGCAGGCTCCAACGTGCTCTACAAGGCATCGGGCGGCAAATACGGCGGTGGTGGCTCAGCTGCGGCAAAGGATCAGCTGATTAAAGCCATGGATGAGGGCGGTATCACCGACGCGAAGTCGAAAGCCGCCCTGATGGCGAACATGGATCACGAGTCGGGCGGGTTCACGCGCAAAGAAGAGAACCTGAACTACTCGGCCAAGCGCCTGCGCGAAGTGTTTCCCAAGTACTACAAGACCGACGAGGACGCCCGCGCCGATGCCGGCAACGCTGAAGCGATCGGCAACAAGGTCTACGGCGGGCGCATGGGGAACGTCAATCCAGGTGACGGCTACAAGTTCAGGGGGCGGGGCGACACGCAGCTGACGGGACGCGCGCAGTACGAAGCCATGGGCAAAAAGCTGGGTGTCGACCTGGTGAATAACCCCGAGTTAGCAGCTGATCCGAAGTACTCCGCGAAAATCGCGGTGGCGAACTGGAAGAGTTCCGGCGCCGATCGGCTGGCCCAAGCCGGTGACATGACTGGCGCCCGCAAGCGTATCAACGGCGGCACCAACGGCCTGGAGGACGTCAACAGCAAGTATGACGCCTATCTGGCGCAGGCCAAGGCGGGCGATCTGACGCCGACCCGGCGCGCGGATGAACTGAAAGTGGCCGCGCCCACAGGGGTCAATACGGCGTTGGCCAGCACCATGGCTTCGGCCAAGGGCCAAGCGGCAACCCCTATCGGCGTGATGGCGCCTACGCAGGTTCGATCGGCAGCGGTGGCAAACTCTTCGCTCCCTGTGTCGCTCGCAGCCCCCAAAGTGGGCACTTATGCGCCAGCGGCGGCAGACGCCAGCAAGATGAAGATCCCGGCGGTACCGGAGATCAAGACACCAACGGGTGGCGCTGGCGGCAAAGAAGGGCCGGCGCAGGTGTCCGTCGAGTTGCCACTTTCGCAGAACGTGGGCGATAGAGGGATTGCGCATGCCTCGGCGGGCGGACTGGGGATGTTCCCGATTTGACCGGCAAACCGTCGCCAAAGGGCGGCGGTTTTCTTTGCCAAGATGACCGCAAAGCATTCTGAGCGCGTCCGTCATGGCCGAAACGTTAAACACAGACCTGATTTTCCGCATGATCGCGCATTGGTGGGCGACCAAGCCGAACAGTTACCTGGGCAGCACCTACGGCAACCCCGTGGAGGACATGCTGCAAAAGCCTCTGAGCTCACCCGTCGCCGATTGGTTTCTGGCCAAGATGCTCAAAGACATTCCCGTCTTGGGTGCGCTCCCCGCTGGGACCATCAACCTGTACGCAACGCCTGAAGGCGTCGACATCACGAATGTTCATATCGAGGTGGCGGGGCAAACCCTGAACCTCTCGGATCTGTCAGAGGTATCCCGTGGCAATTACTAAAGACCAGTACATTCAGGCCGCGGCCAACGAGATCAGCAACTACCCAGCGCTGGCCAAGCGATTCCAGATCGGCGACCCGCTGATTACGCAGGGCCTGGCATCCATGGCGGCGATGCTGGCAGACCTGGGCACTCAAGTAGAGGTAACGACCGGTGAGGTGTACCTGAAGGCCCGCGACGTCACGGTAAAGGCTGATGCGGCGGTAAAAGGCGTGCTGCCATTCGGTAAGCCCTGCATTGCAGTGGTTACGGTGATCAACAACGGCGCGGCTCCCTTGAGCATTCTGGCCGGACGCGTGCTGCGTGATCAGAATGGGCGCATGTGGCGCGTGACTACCGGTGGCCAGATCGGCGCCGGCGCCACGGGGAGTATCGTCGCGCGCCAGGTAGAGCTGCGCACCTTCACGCACACCGTCGGACAAAACACCCCGTTCTACATGGTCGAACTGGCGCAGCCCGATGTCGGCTACATGGCTGAAGTCTCGGTGGCCGGATGGGAGTACTCCCCCGAGTTCTGCAATGTCTTGGCCGGCGAGCTGGTCTATCACATTCAGACCGATGAAAATCAGGTGATCAGCCTGGTGTTCGGCGTCAATGGGCTGTCTGGCACCCAGCCGGCCACCGGTTCGAAGATCAGTATTTCGATCTACGACACTGAAGGCGATATCAGCCCGAGCAACGGCATGGCGTTCTATTTCGAATACAGCGATGCGATCGAGAAGGCGACCATGGCGCTGTCTGAGGTGCTTCAGGCCGGTGAAGCGCCAATGAGCATCACAACCATGCGTGAGGTCTGCTCCTATCCTGGGATCTACAACGAGAACGCGGTTTATCTGTCCAACTTCGACTTCTTGGTACGTAAAAAGCTGGGCGCCGTGACGTTCCTGAACGTATGGAACGAACTGAAGGAAGAGAAGGCGCGCGGGGCGAGCCAAGACAACATCAATAAGCTGTTTGTGGCCGTGATCAAGGAGGGCGTGAGCCAGCTGGCGCTACAGAACGAAATTGCCGCCATCATCAGCGCCGCCGACAACAGCTACCGCCTCAAGCATGTGCCGGTGATCGAGAAGCCGGTACCGCTGAAACTCACCCTCTACGTGCCGTCTACCTATGACTCGGCGGCGATCAAACAGGCGGTCCGGGCGCTGATTCTCGAGAACTACGGGCGTCTGTCGGCTTGGGCCAAGCGCGGCGAAGCGAAAATGCTCAAAAAAGACCTTTACGAGCTGCTGCGCCAGAACGTGCCGGCGCTGACTCAGCGCATTGCAGATATCTCTGTCGACATGATCGGGGACGATACAGCGGACCTGCCTGAGCACTTCAGGTACGTGACCGAAGAGAGCCTTGAGGTCAACACGGAGACGGCGAACTGATGCAACTCATCCCGTTACAGCGCAGTGCCGAGTACGACGAGATTGAATCTGAATTCAAAGCGTTGTTCCTGAGCCTCTATCACAAAGACCTGAGCGGCCATGTAGTCGACGCCAATACGTTGGGCATGCCTCACTTGGGGCCTGATGCGTTTATCAGTCGAGGGCTCAACAACGACGGGCTGGCGCTGCTCAATGACACGACCAGCGACATGACCCGTATGTTGTTCATGGCGTGGCGCTACCTGAACCCCCAGCGCGGTACCAAGTTCCTGGCGTTTTACCTGCGATCGCTATTCGGTGATGTGTTCACCATCGATCAGCTGTGGTGCGAAAAAGAGGGCGAATACCCCGCAGACGTAATGACTGAGAATGAAATTCAGCTGGCTGGCCGTCAGCTGAGCGACTATTTCCTCACCAGCCGCTTGCGTGTGGACATCGAGACAGAAATTGTCCCTGAGCGGATCCTGGCCGCGGCCCGTACCGCAGTGGCCGCCAGATTCGTGTTGGATCTGCGCGCCGCACGCCGGGCAAGCCTCAAGATCCCAATTGCTTGCATTGCCTACGGCTTCAACATTGGTCGCGTCACCGGTACCGCGCTCTACCAGCAGCCAGTCATTGAAAGCTACATGACAGTAGGCCCCGGGATTAAGGTCACCGGCGCCACCCTGGCGTTCAGTTCGATTGACCGTTTGGACATGCAAACCTTCACAAAATAGGGCCGTTTTTCGGCCTTACGCTTTGCCATAAATAACCGCCGGGGGCTTTATGGCAGATCCTTTAATTCTCAATCCTACGCTGACGCTCGCTGGTCAGGCCGCGGCGTTCAACGCAAGCAATACCGGGATTGAACTCATCATTGACGGCGTAACCTTCGGGCGGGCGCATTACGATCCGACCGGCAATGAGTTGGCTCTGGTCGATCCTGTGGGCAGCCGAATCCCTTTCGCGGGTGGCAGTCGGCCAACGCCTTACCAGCTGCGTATCAGTAGCGCCTGGAAAGAGAACGTTGGCGAAGTGCCGATCGGTGAAATTGGTTTTTGGGCGGGCGACGTGCTGGTGTTCGTCTGGTCCAAGGCCAACGGGCAAGTCGCGTCTTACAAAACCGATGGCGTCACCTATGTACTGATGGCTGACCTGGCCTTTGCTCAAGTGCCGGCAAACAGCATCACCATAGTTATCAGCCCTGATGAAAGCGCCGCTCTGGCCGCGCTCAGTGCGCACGAAGGCGCCGCGAATGCTCACCCGCAGTATCTGCTGCGCAAGGACGTTGCGAAGGATGCAGGCCCGCTGATGGGGCTTGTGCATTCCGCCGGGAGCACAGCCAATGCTTTGTTGCTGGCGCTTGATGCGCCTGAGTCGATCTTGCCGGCATACGCGAAGTTTCAGCGTTTCCAGTTCGTGGCGACGGCTACCAATGTCGCCGGCGGCGTAACCGCGAACGTTGAAGGCCTGGGCGCCATTACGGTCAAGCGCGGGGGGGACGCGGGGCTGGTTGACCTCGAACCGGGGGATATTAAGGCCGGTTCGCTTTACGACCTGAACTATGACGGCACCTATTTTCAGCTGGGCGGTGGCGTAGGTAGCGGTAAGGCCTTTGAGCGCTATTCGTTCACGGCGGCGGTGGCGCAGTCGGAATTCACCGCGGCGCACGTCCCTGGCAGCGTTATTGTGCTGCGCAACGGGCGCGAGGTTTTCGACTTCACGTCGGCGGCTGACGGTTCCAAGATCACCCTGGCCATTGCCTGCAACATGGACGACCGGATTGAGATTTTGGCGTTCAAGTCGTTCAGGGTAGCGGACACGTTCACCAAAGCCGAAATAATGGCGCTGCTGGCCACCGCTGGCGCGGTACCGGTCGGCACCATGCTGCCGTTCCCTGTGGATATCGTCCCGCCAGGATTTCTGGAAGTTGACGCCAGCGTCAAAAGCATCGCGGTCTATCCGGACCTTGCGGCCTTTCTTGGCACCAGGTTTAACCAAGGCAATGAAGGCGCCGGCAACTTCCGTCTGCCCGAATCGCGCGCTGAATTTTTCCGTGGCTGGGACCATGGACGCGGCGTGGATGCGGGCCGGGCTATCGGCAGCTGGCAGAAAGGTACGATGGTTATCGCGGACACGACGGGTAATGCCGACGGTACCGTTGTTGCAGGCCTAGGAACTGCCACAGCAACGCCGCTCGCCACTTTTGGGATCGATGCAGTAACGTTGGCCGATTACCCCAATCAATTTACCGTACTTGGCAGCGCGGCAAATGCTGCGACATCAACTGGCTTCGTCGGCTCTACTCGCCCGCGCAACTTGGCGGTGATGTGGTGCATCAAGGCTTGGAACGCGCCGGTCAATCAGGGAAACATTGATATTGCGGCGCTGGCGGCGCTAGCGGCTCAGGCGACGGAAATCAATCAGGGCACGGCGAAGGTTGCGACTGATGCGCAGATGCTGGACGGCGCGAATGACGTCGTTGTTGCTACACCGAAAAAGCTGCGTAAGGGCTTTGCAATCAGCCTAACCGCGAACGGCTATATCACCTTTCCAAGTTGGTTGGGCGGGCTGATTGTTCAATGGGGCACTGGTCTGTATGTGGCCGATACGCCGGTTACGTTCCCCATTGCCTTTCCTAATGCCTGCCTATCTCTTGTGGCATGCGGCACAAACTATGACGCTCCCAAGCCGGCTTATCAAAAAGTGGTGCCTGTCAGTGCGTATTCCCAAACCAAAACTGGATTTTTGGCCAGCAGTACAAACGGTATTGCTGCCAACGGTAGTTGGCTGGCCATTGGAAACTAAGGGGGACTTATGCGTTTTTACAGTAAAGAAACGGGCTGCACCTATTTGCGTAGTGTCCATGGCGACAATATGCCCGCCGACGCGGTGCCAATCTCCGAGGAGATCTATCTATCGGTAATTGCCAACCCCGTTCCCGGGAAGGTGCGCGGCCATGATGCCGAGGGGCGGCCTGTGCTGGTCGATACCCTTCCACCTGACAGTGAGACGCTTGCCGGCATCGAGCGCCAATGGCGAGAGGGCACGCTGTCGGCGGTGATGTGGTTGCGCGAGCGTCACCGTGATCAGTTGGAAATTTCAGAGCCGACCAACCTGACAGCCGAGCAATTCAACGAGCTGCTGATTTACGTGCAGGCCCTGCGTGATTGGCCGCAATCGCCGGACTTCCCTAACTCCAAAAAACGTCCTACCCCGCCTGAATGGCTCCCCCAAACACAAGAGGGTGATCAATGAGTCGCGCCGATGATTTAGCCGATATCGAGAGCGGCCTGCTCGCCATGCGCGGGATGAATAACGCCGTTATCACCGCAGCCAAGGTGCTCACCGCCAGCGAGACGGGTTTTCTACTGGTAGACGCTACAGCGGCGGGGTTCGCCCTTACGTTGCCGCCAGCGAACCGCGCGATGGATGTCCGTGTGCAGCGCGTGGACAACGGCGGCAACCGCCTGGTGGTTCAGGCCAGTGGCGCAGAAAAAATCCTTTTCCACACGCATCTACGCCCCGAAGGCTATCCCTTCTTTGTGCTGATGGGCGCTGGTGACTTCTGGCACTTGCGTAGTGATGGCAATGGCAACTGGCGTGTTCTTGACCGTTTGGACGCCACGCCGCTAGGGCGTCCGGTGTTTGAAACAACCACCGCGTTCTCGCCGGGTGGTTGGGTTGGCCATAACGGCTTTGTCTACAACCGCGCGGAATGGCCGTGGGCGTGGGATCACGCGCAGGCGTCGGGGATGCTGACCACTGAAGCGTTGCGCACTGGCAAAGAGGGTATGTGGACCTCTGGCGACGGTGCTTTGACCTTCCGTAGTCCCGAGGGACGCGGCGAGTTTGTTCGGGTGCTCGATGAGTCGCGCGGGATTGATTCCGCTCGCGTGGCGGGCAGCTGGCAGAAAGGTACGCTTGCCGCCTTCGATGACTCTGGTGGCGGCGCGAGTGTCGACGTGGTTCGCGGAACACTCGGAACTATTGGGGCTGACCCTCTTCTGGTTCCAGCGGATTACACGGGTAGCACCCTCAGCTATTCGACTACGGGACTGCTCGCAGTAGCTTCGCCTGTAGGTGGCATTACAAGGCCGCGCAACATTGCCTATCCCGGCCGACTGAAACTGATCTGAGGTGTCTATGAGTGCAATTTATCTTATTGCTGCGTGTGGCGCCCTGTCCGGGCCTGTGACGCTTCCTATCGTGCCAGGTGTGGGCATTCAATTGCCTGACGATGCCATTGAGTTGCCGGGGCAGTTACTGCCGCCAGATGAAGGCATGGTGTGGGCGCTGATCGATGGGGAGCCGGGGCAGTTACCGGACAATCGCGGCACGGTCTACAGCACCGCTTCCGGCGAGGCGCAGGAACACAACGAGTTGGGCGAGCTGCCCGCAGGCTTGACCAGCGAGCCGCGCCCATCACCAGCCCATGCCTGGAGCAATGGCCTATGGGAAGTCAGCGCCGAACTGGTGGCTCAGCTTCACGCCGAAGCCGAGGCGCAAGCCTGGGAGCTGATCAAGGCTGACCGCGACCGTCGCAAGGAGGCCGGGTTTAAGGTTGGTAACGAATGGGTGCATTCCGACCTGTTCAGCCGTAGCCAGTGGCTGGGTTTGAAGGACAACGCTCGCGACACCCTGGTCGCTGGCGGCTCGATGGCAAGCGCCCTGCATGACAGCGATGGCCAGCCAATCGTGTGGAAAATGCTAGACGGCTCGTTTGTGCCTGTGACCGCACAGCTCGCTTTCGACGTGGTGGCGGCGGTCACCCGCTCCGACATGGCGATCTTCAAGGTGGCCGAGCAGCACAACGCTGCTATGCGCGCCGCCGAAGATCCTAGCGCCTACGACTACACTGCCGGCTGGCCTCAAACCTATGCAGAGTCGGCAGAAATCCAGCCTGTAGACCCTGAGACAATTCCTCCTGAAGAGCCGGCGCCAGATCCTGCGCCAGAACCTGAAGAGGAAGCCCCGCAATGATGCAATCGGTACAGCTGCTGTTCACCCGTCGCCGCATGATCGGCAGCCTACTGATTCGGGGGATCACTTGGTCAGCCTTCAGTCACGTCGAAATTGTGATTGGCGACCAGGTGATTGGCGCCAACATGCTGGGAGGCGTCACGTTGACGCCGCTCAAGGAGCGCCTGGAGAAATCTAGCTACGCCGCCCTTGTCAGCTTCCCATGCAAGGACGCACAGGCGATCAAAAACACCGCGCTGAGCAAGTTGGGCGCCGGCTATGACTACGTGGGGCTGCTGGGCATCTTGCTGCACTCCAAGCGACTGCAATCGAAAGATCGGTTCTTCTGTTCCGAGTTCGTAGCGTGGGCATTCAGCGAGTGCCAAGCGCCTTTGCTCCGTCCAGAGCTGGGGGCACGCATTACGCCCCAGCACCTGTGGATGCTGCCCGCCGCCGCACAGACGTCAGGTCATCCGCCGTCGCTGCTTGTTCGCTGCTCGATGCGGCCTAAAGAGGTTTGACATGGCTGAAATGAACGGCAGCTTTATCCAGCAGAAGGAAGCCTTCGGGTGGTACCTGCTCGACTGGTTTAACAAGCTGTACACCGATACGGCTGCGCTCAAAGAGTTTCGATCGCGGCGCCCTGCACAAGTGATGCAGTGGGCGCCGTCGCGCATGCTGGATAAGGTTGAGTCAATGCTTGCGCAGTACCGCAAAAACGAGAACGGCCCGCCCGGCGCCACCACCAAGCTACCGGTTATTCTGCTTGCGACCGATGATGACTTCTTGGGTACCGGCGCCGACTGGGGCGGTCACCACACGGGTTTCGAGCGTGTGCAGATCCATGAAGGGGGATCGTGGTACGACTACCGCCAAGACATGCACGATCGGCGTATCCAGGTGGTGATCATCGCCAGCGACGGGGATACCGCCAAGTCGCTGGCGGCGCAGCTCAGCGCCTACATGCAGGAACCGCATCACCGCTACATGGATGCCAAATACACGTTTGGTCAGTACGACATCCCGGCGCCGATGCAGTTGGAGACGAAGCGTATCGACTGGATGCGGGTTGAGACTGACCAGAAGAACATGAAGATTCTGGCCGCCGACGTGGCGCTCAAGTGTGTGGTGCCGATTCTGCGCGCCCCGGGCGAGGGCGAGCCGAACGACGGCACCACCAACATTCCGCCAGGCTACCCGGTGGTGAGCAAGTTGCACGTCCGCCAGCGCATGGGCCACAACTTCACAGAATTGGTGGACGGCGATGAACGTCTACCTGAGTGAAAGCGGTGATCAGCTGCCCACGGACGTGGTGATTCGCTGGGTGAACCGATCGGACCTTACGCCGGTACCGCGCAGCCTGGAATTCACGGTGAAGCTGATCGATGGCGTGGAAGCCAAGCTTAAGCGCGGCACCATTGTTTGGTCTGGCCGGGAAAATCTCCCGTACAAGATCGTTAAAACCCACAAGGAGCCGCCGAAGGGTGAGGTTCAGGGCAAAAACCAGCAACAGGCGATGAGTGTTATCGCCTTGCTGGCCAGCTGCGCACCATTGGCCGAACCGCTGGCGCAGGCCGTGGTTCTGCGCGACACCCCGTTTTCCAATGTGCTGCGAAGCTGTGGCGCGTTCCTGCGCATTGGCAGCGACTTCGCGGTACCGCGATTCACTTGCTTTCGTGGGCGCCAGCCCAGCTACAGCGTGGCCAGGGTGTTGCAGGAAGAGGGAGCCGCTTTGGTGATGATCGGCGGGAAGTTGCAGGTTATGCGCCTTACCGATATCGCCAAGCAGGCACCCGTCGACGACATTGGCCAAGTGGACTCAAGCGCGAAGATCGACAGCGAGTTTCTTGAGCTTCAGCAGATCCCGAGCTTCTACAGCGTGGATGACACCGGCGCGATCGTTACTGGGCAAATGGGAGAGTCCCGTGTGATCAGCTATATGCCGCGGGGCGATCAGCGTCAGCTGCGCAACGCGTCTTGCGTGCTGGTGCGTAGTAAAACCGTCGACTCTCAGCAGTGCCAGCAAATCCAGGCTGGCCATGTGCTGACGGTGGGCGGGGAGAACCTGGTGGTCATCACTGCCGCCCATGCCGCGATCCAGAAGACGGGCGCCATGGAGAGCTACAGTCGCTTGTGGCTTGGGAGCTTGGTCAATGCTGCCTAATTACCTGCCTGGCTTTGTGGAGGCGGTCACGGACAACCGGGAGCGCCGGGAGATTCGCGTTTCGTTCTCCCCGTACACCGACGGCGCCAGCGAATGGCCGATCGCAGAAATGTCCTACCCAATGGGCGACGACTCGCGCGGTACCGAAATCCGAATGGTGCCGGGTATGCCGGTCTGGCTGGCGTTTCGTGGTGGTGATGAGCGCTATCCGATCATTGTCGGTAACCGCGCGGTGAACATCGGAAACGAACAGAGCACCCGGCGCTGGAATCACGACAACTTTGAATTCAACGCCGACGAAGTGTTTACCGTGAACGCGGGTGCCAAAATCGCCCTGGTTGTGGGCGGGACGTCCATCACCCTGACGCCTGATTCAATCAAGCAGATCGCCACGGCCCTTGGTATTGAGGCGACGGTAACGATTAAAGGGGCTGTGACGCAGACCGGTGGCGACATCACCAGCGATGGCATCAGCGTTCAAGAGCACCCGCATCGCGACAGTTTGAACGGCCAGACCAGTCCGCCGCTGCCGTCATAGTCGAGGTTTTGTTTTTCCGGCAGCGTACTACCGTCTGTCGGGAGAGCCCGCAGTATGGGGGCTGTAGAGAGGCGCAATGTCCGGGGATATTTATGGATAAAACTGTTGTTACATACAGGCTGTACAAATTGCCACTATAGCGCGCCGGTCATTTTCACGAGTATTCTGCGCGTCAGATACGACAAGACCCGCTATAAGCGGGTCTTGAAGGGCTACGCGGAGGTGCAAACTCCCTTAGCCTGGAGTCGAGGGGAATCTCTGCTGTGGCGGCCGGGATGCTCGACTCTGTAGGCCCAATTTTGGCGCGAATGAGCTCCAATGTCTACAGGTCCGCCCCCTCAACTCATCGAGCAGTCGCGCTTTTTTGCGCGCCCGAGTTGTTTTCGTGCGCGCAAAATGGACGTAAGCGTATGCGATTGGTGGGGTTGGATATCAAGCGTTTGTTACCCACTTTTGCGACTGTACGGCCCAATGGGGATTCATTGCACAGGGCCGACCGTGCGACGCGCTTCACGCCTTCCCAGGCTCGCAACCTGGGGGCTTTACCATGTGGGCAAGGGGAATAGACCGGCACCACGTTAAAAACGCCGCGGGGACCATCCAGCAGGATAAGGTCCGGTAATGCAGCAGGTCTATGAAGTGTCTACTCAGCGGGCAATGGGGGCAGGAATCTCGCCGATTCTTCCGAAAGTGAGTAGCAAGGCGGACCACTCGAAACCTTTACGGGGCCGGGAGGGCTTGCCTGTTCTGAAGCGCAGCGAAAGAACAGGCAAGCGGGAGGGGTTGCGGCGCAAAGCGCCACATTTCGCCCGGGCTTTTCCGCTTCAAAATGGCGCGTATTACCACACTCGCCGAGATTCCCCGCCATGCCGAAAACCAATACCTTGGACTTCTCTTCGCCTGCCGGCGCTGAAAAGGCACTTCAAAAGATCACTCAGCAGCTGGGGCGTGCTGGTCAATCCGTTGTTTCCTCTGAATTCAATCAAAAACCTCGCCGCAGTTCCGATACGACCTACAGAGAAGCGTTCATCACGCTTGCCAGTGGTCAGCTGATCACGTTGCGGGTCAATGGCACAGGCGATATCTATCAGGTGCTGCTCAACGGTTCGGTCAAACCCCTCAAGGAACACGCCGACACTGACAAAGCGATCGCTGAAATTGCGAGCCTGGCCGAAAAGAATCAGGGGGCATTCCAGAAGGCGCAGGCCCGTAAAGCGATTGCGTTGCCCAAGGGAATGACTACCACTAAACCAAAACAAGTCGATGCCTTGGTGCAGCAGGTGAGTGAGCTGGACGCGCAGATCAGTGAGCGCAAAGCCACTATCGTCGACCTGCAATCGAAACTCGGCGTGGGGGCGATGATTGATAGCGTTGAGCCAAACCTAACGATGCTTCCCGATGGGATCTCGTGGCTTGGGTTCAAGCTAGTTGATCAGGTGTTCGTCGACAAAACAACCGCGAGCATTCTGCCGTCTGCCGAAAGCGTTGCCGGGAAAGTCCGTCTGAACATCACCCTGGCCGACGGTTCGCCGTTCGATGTCATTGGCGTAGTGGTGGCAGTGAAGTTCAGTGCGCCGAAGGTCTTTTACTCTGTTGCGTTGCCGGTAAGGCAGGACGCGGAAAGCGGGCAGACGATTTACGCGGTGCTGCATGACGTTGATTCGATTTTCGTTAGCGGCATCAGCGGCGCGATGATGGACAGCGCCGATCGTCCGCAGACAATCGAAACCATGGACGTGTACAAAGAACCGCTGCCGACCTCTGACGCTGGAGTCATGTCGCTGGCCAGCTCCTACGTAGCCGCCAGGGAACTGACGGCGGCACTGGGCGTGATGCTCGATGCAGCCTCGACCGACGGCGCAAAAGGATATCTTAAGATAGCTTTAGATACCGTCGAGAATAACGGCCCGATCAGTCTGGCAGAGGGCAAGATTGAACAAGCGCGGCTTCAGCTGCACATGGCCAAGTCTTTCCGGGCTGCCATTGCGATGCTCGACAGTGCCAGCGAACGCCAGATGGATGACAGAGCCCTGGACCAGCTGGTGGCGATCGCCAAGACGTCAGCCGCTTCCGAGGATGAGATCGCCGATCAGGATGCCCTGACGACATTGCTGGCGCTGTCGATGGTCGACGTTGCCGAGGGCATCTATTTCCTGAGCGAGAAAGGTCGCCAGCACCTCAACGACAACGGTCTGGACGCCTACGGGGAGCCGTTCGCGGAATAGGGCTCAGAAACCGTCGAAAACATTATAAAATTATTGTTTAATGATCCTCGTTTTGTACGGGGATTTTTTTATGTCTGATCATCGATCCGAAGTGTTGCTGATGGGAATGCGCGTGGCCATGACCACCGCCGAGGATTTGCAGTGCGTAATGCAGGTGATGTCCTTTTTTGAGGCCCTGCGTGAAGGGTGGCTGCCGGACAGCCTGACCGACAACCCGGAAGCCAATATGGCGTTCTTTGATATCGACGATCCTGCCGCATGTCAGACCGTGCTGCGCAAGCTGCTGGAGATCAATGACGCAGGGAGTTCTGGCCGCGCCGTCTTAGGGCTGCGCGCAATGCTGAACCCTCGCAATGAGGTTCTAGACCTCGACTCTGACGTGGTGGCGCTGCACCCACGGCTGGTGCGGGCGTTACAGGGCGCAGAACAGGCCAAGGCCAGCGAGTGGCTGCCATTGTTGGCGCCAGGCCAGATTCAGCCGGGAGACTTCCTCAGTTTCACCGTGGGCGGTAAGCCTGTGTGCGCAATCGCGCGGCAGGTTCTGTTCGCCGGTACCGACCGTGAGGAAATCGTCTACAACCGCCAGCGAAACCACTATTTCATCACCGCGATGGCGTTGGACGGCACCAGCACCCACAAGCGGGTCTTTGTGCGGTCAGTGACAAAGATCGAGGTGGCGACATGAAAATTTGGATGGATAGCGAATTCAACGGGTTCGGTGGTGAGCTTATTTCCATTGCGCTGGTGGATGAAAATCGCTGTGGCTTCTATGGGTCATTGGGCTGCAAGGATCCCATGCCATGGGTCGCCGAAAACGTGATGCCTTTTTTGGGTACCGAGCCGATCGGGCGCCCAACGTTACAGCGTGAGCTACAGGCATACCTGTCGAAGTACAGCACGATCGAACTGATTGCCGACTGGCCAGAAGATATCGCGCACTTCTGCGGGCTGATGATTGTCCGGCCAGGGGAGTGCATGACTCTGCCGCCGTTGACGATGACGTTGTGTAGTTACGCGGCGGTCCCTTCTGAGCTACCTCATAACGCGTATCACGATGCGCTGGCCCTGCGACAAGCTGCAATGGAGATTGCGCCATGACGATTGATACCACCGATCTGAAGGCCGCGGCGCTGGCTTGCGATCCAAGCAAAAGCGCTGACGAAACTCAGCATAGCCGGCGCTTGGCCGAGTTTTATGACGTATGCGAACCTGAAGATATCTTGGCCTTACTCGCCGAAAACGAAGTGCTGCGCAAAGATGCAGACCGCTATCAAGTATTGCGTGAGGCCGATATCGACACCATTCACAACGGCGGGCTGTTTGCCGGCCTCACGCCGGACAATATCGTGATCAATGGGCATCACCTGGACGAACGAACTGACGCGGTGATTGCAGCGCGTAAGGCGGTGCGGTAATGGATCTGCCGCCGTTGATCAGCTCCCAGCGCTACCTTGACCGCAACAAGGTTCACCGAAAGGCAACCACCTTCAAACAATTCATCGTCAGTACAGCAACCGTTGAGCTGATAGGTGTCCGGTATCGGGTATTGCTCGACGGCCACCACAACTTCGCTGCGGCCAAGCTCGCGGGCGTTGAGCCGACTTGGCGCGGCCCATCGCCCAAGATGCAGCGTTTCATCAAGCGCAGCACCAAAGACGATCTGGCGCGGTTCTTCATCAACAACTTGACCGATAGCGACTGGTATTTCATGGATACCGGCCAAGTGGTTCCTGAGCTGTTAGCCAGGGTTTGACCCTCTCGCAATACATGCGGCGCCGATCGGCGCCGTTTGTGTTTCTGCCCCTTCAAATAACGCTAAAAACAATAGCGATTAACTGTTAATCTTGACAAGTAATGTCCGGGGATAGTTTTTTATGCTGGTTTTGGACGTTTTAAGCGGATTTGAGGGGGGCGTTTATGCAGGTTAAGCGTGTTTTAAGTCGCGCCGACTACGAAAACGATTCGGCGTTTGAGCGCGACGTGGATCAGTTGGCTGGAGCCCTGGACGTGGTGGGGAAGCGTGAGCTGATGTT